ATCAAGAACGATTGGATTGAAATCTAAATTGTATTTCTCATCTAATAGCTTACTAGTAAACCATACAAATGATCCTTTACCATCATCATTTTTATAAATTGGTATAAATTCTTTTTTATCCATTTAATTCCTTGCACATGTTATAAAAATCAGTGTACTCAGGGAAAGTATCTGTAAACTTCATATTTCTACGTACATCAAAATCATCAAACCACATACAAAATGTTTGTCTTTGATGATTTCTATCCATAGTATTATTTCTTATACTTTCAGCTAATGTTCTTATAAACTCCATAAAGGCAATCCATTGACCATAAGGATCAGATACTAAAGGCATAATGTCTTTCTTAGTATCCATGTACTCTACGCATTCATCAATATACTTTGCAAAATCAGGTGTCAATATAGATGGACTTTGATGACTAGGGAAAGTCACTACACTTTGTTTAATAGCAATTGGTCTACCATGTTTATGATATAAACTTTCAGCATACATCACAAAATCTTTAATGGAAGATATACTTAACGCATTAATTGCCGGCATAAATCCAAATCCAAAATTTAAATCTTTATTACCCAATACTTTGTCAACGTTACTAGTGAATCTATCCCATTTTACTCCGTTACGGATATACTCGGCTTTTTCACCCACACTCTCCATACTAACTAATATCTCAACATCAAATACTTCACTTAGTTTAGGTAAATACGTCAAAAACTTATCTAAGTAATTCTTTGGAGTATTCATGTTAGTAACTATCCAAAAACTTACTTTCTTCTCAGGTGCTATTGCTTTTTTACTTTCTAAAAGCTTGTCAACAAACGTGTAAAATTCCGGCATGATTAGTGGCTCACCACCAATAATACCAATGCGGGTGCAATACTTAACACCTATTGTGTCAAACCATTCCCAAAACTTTTCATTAAATATGTCCGGTGCTTTGGGGAATTCTCTATCATATTGTTCTTGTGAAATACGTCCTAATTTGATTTCTTCAGTTGCCCATTGCGTACTGTAATGATGATTACAGTACATACATTTCATATCACACGTATTACCTAAACTAATCTCTAACATATATGGATGGTCTGAGCGTAATTTAGGATCATTAATATCCGTGATATTCCCTAATGTGTTTAAAAAAGCTTCTTGTGTATATGGTTGTTCAGGAATCTGTTTACGAACAGTCATGTGTCGCCAATAAGCTTCAGGCGTGTGTCTTGGACTGGTCATTCCACTATCTTCAATATTCCAACATGTCTTGCAATCAGATGTTTTTACACCTTGTATTAAATCTAACCGACTCTGTAACATTTTAGGACTATTTAAAAATGCATTTATGCCGTGAGTTTGTAGTTCTTCTTCAGTTATTACATTACTTGGCGTTCTACAACAGCTACGGAATTCCCCTCTATCCATATTAAATATGGGATAGTTCCATTTCAAATCACATATTGTATCTAGTGGACTACCTCTGCGTACAGAGGTATGTATTGGTATTGTTTTCATATTTTTTTGTTATTTAATAAGTGTGCTATACTATCTATTTTGTGTTTTATCTCTAACAGTTCTTCATAATTCTGTATAATTTCACTGTAGGGAATATCATACAATTTTTTTGAATGCGGGTTTACCTCTAAGGGAATGTTGTTATTCAAACAATCTGATTCCAATGTGTTGTAATTTACGGTAATACAACCTAAATTATCAACCAACTTTAGTTTATCATTATATGCAATTAGAAATGATGTGTACAACCCTTCAAAATCAGAAGGGCGAATACTAACTTTAGTGACACTTATTTCTGTTTGTCTACCTGCCTCAGTTGAGTACCAAGACTCGCTTTCTGTATCCCAATGATGCGTAACACCGGTACGTTTAGATATTAACAAGCTGATAGTGCTTTCAAAAGGATTTCTATTAATATTAACTATAGTAATATTGTGATCTTTTATCTTTTGTAGATTTTCTAAATCTGAATTTTCTGGTACAGCGTGTGACCAATACATATATTTTATGATCAATGGTTGATTCTTATCACCTTTTAATAAAATATCTAAACGCTTATTTCTGAACTCATTAACATCAGATATTTCAATATGATCTTTTTCTATTGTTGAATAAATCATATTATTTTCATCTAGATGGTAGCAAACATTATCCTTCATGAAGGGAGTAAAATATTCATTTAACGTAATATAATTCTTAAGCGTTGAATAATGCCTACCCACATCATTGACCATCCATGTACTACCGGTTCTAGGAATAGAAAGCACACAATATCTAGTCATTTAAATTACCTTTGTACTCATAATATCAAAGTTACAATGACACATGGTCTTGTCGCATAATACAGGATCTTTTGGAACTTCAAAAGCTTCAAATATATTACCAATCTTTCCACCTACTCTACACCAACCACGATATATATCGCCATCCAAATCTACTATAATTTGTTCTGTACCAGCATAACATTTCCACCCGCTCCAATCATTAGTTTTTTGACTAATAAATCTATGTGCGCTAGAAACAACTTCTGTATTATCTTCTTTAATCATCTTCATAGCACCACGATAATAATCAAATGACTTTGTGTACTTTATATGCTTAACAATCAACTCATGTTGCTTATCAAATATCTTCTTTTGGAACTCATCATAATCATACAATGTATCACCAAAATCATGTATCAACGGCTGTAGTGCCATACTTATATTGCCGATACCTTTAACTTTATTAGCTACCGCATAGCAAAAGTCAAACTTATCAGGACTCATCATAATGTTCACATGTGTTCGTACATCATCATGTAACATTTTTACTACTTGTACGAAATGGTCAGCATCTGCAAATTCTGGATGAAAGCTTAAACATACATGGTCAAAGTATTGTTTGTTATCTTCCCACCAACGCAATGTCCTACTACCATTACTAATCAATCCTACTTTAGCGCCCAACTCAGTACAATGCTTGCATATCTCTACAAAGTGTTTATATAGTGTTACTTCACCGCCGGTTAACTCAAAGTACACTTTACGTGGGGCAACTTGTTCTACTACACGTGTAATAAATTCTTTAACTTTATCTAGTTCAGGCCATTTGATATCACCTGAATGAAGATTCTCCGGACAGTAACTACATTCAAAGTTGCACGTATTGCCCATACACCAATTAACTACAAACCAATCTTCATGCGCAGGGTTACTGTGTGCTAACTTAATATAATTGTGTTCCATTACCATCCTTCTATTTTTCTAATAACATCCATCTCTTTGACTAACAGTCCGAGATTATATTTATCGGCACTATAGTGACGTTTGAAGAATTTGCTTTGTGATCCGTCAAAGTGATTCATAGGTAGTCCTAATTTGTCATATAATGCGGCTCCGAGCAATGTTGATTCACGATCAGGATCTCTGTGTGAATGTTCTTCCCATAATACAGTATAGTTATCAAACCATTGTACGTTAGCAGGATCCCATTCTGTAAGCATAGTCATGTATGTACCAAGCCTTGCCCCATATATAGCCCAATCTCCGTTCTCTACATCACGACCTATGTTGTGCCAAATAGTTAAATTGTTTAAGTTACGACTTGCGACGGTTTCTTTTAGTGCATCAACTGCGGGTTTTGATCCACGGTCAAGAACCATTTTTACTCCTTCACGGAATCCAGCTCGCCACGATTGAAACGGAGTATAATTAGGATAAGTAGTGGAGTAGCAATCATGCATTGTCCAATATAAGTTGTCTTTGCTGTCTAAACAAAAGTCAGCAATTCGTGAAACATCACCTTCAGTTTGATGCTCATGTGTTTTCATTTCACGCACATAAGTTTTTGTCCAAGAACTCATTCCACCATTACCATAGCGTAGTCCATTGATATTATTAATTGCTTTCCAACGATATTGCGCTATCTTGTAGTTAGGATCTTTGTCTGTAAAGTCTAATTGTAGATTAAAGAAACTTTCATCCGGCATGTTGTCGCCGTCAATCAAAATGAAACGTTCGGTGTCACTTGCTTCACCTGCGGCTTTATGTGCGGCATCAGATCCTTTAACACTATCAACACGTTTAGCCCAAGGGACCATGTTCTTAATCTTAAGCCAAAATTCTTCTTTTTGAGGTTCATCATAACTAAGATAAATGCAATCTAAATCTGCTACATCAATAATATCATCAGAGTTCATATGTTGTTAATTTCCATTTTTGTTTTTTATCAGTATATGCACTATCAACTACTAAACTTACATCTTCAGGATGACAATCCATACCTTCATCATCATTTGGCATTAGTTTATGCACAACTGCATTGGATGCAACGGTAGATATCTTACGGTCAATAACTCTAATATCAGGTCTTGCGGCTGCAAATGTAATTGCATCAATAACTATATAATTTCCGGTACCGGATTTATCCCCACTATATGATAATACATTACCGTTATCATCATAATATAGTCTAAATTCCGGTGGTTTTAATTTAGGTTGTTCCCATAATATAACGTAATCTTTTTCATTAGCTTCGGCGGTCATTTCATACTTTCTAATATTTTATCACTAAAATTCTTTATATGATAGTGAAATGGATATTGTTGTGGGATAGTTTGAATTCTAATCTGATTGGGTAAACATTCATATATAAAAGTATCAGTCCAGTTTTCTGTTGGTGTACCATTAATATATTGTTTCATATGAATCATTGACATTTCTGTAAAGGATGGCATCATCGTTTTTTCTACACCCACAATGTGACATGCTATAGCATATACCCAATCGGTAGTAGCTACTTCTTCAGGATTACATTTTAATATATCTTTATATTCATTCCAATTTTCAAACACATTTCTCACTATATTAAAAAACTGTTTTGCAGTATCTGATTTCTTAAAATATGTTATAGCATTATACGCATCAGGTAAATTGTTATCATCAATGAATCTACGATATAATCTAATATCAGATATTTCTTGTTTATAATTTCTAATAGAACTTGATACTACTATGTCTTGTGTAGATAAAACATTCCACCAGTGCTCAATATTACGTGGAATGTACATATCTGCTTCTAACTTAATTGTTTCATCATATGGGCTTGCTTCATATACTTGCCAATCATTGATTAATTTCCAATCTAGAGTAGTAGCTAAATCACCATGAGGTAACATATCAGTAGTAATTATAGTGACATTGGCATTAGGCATAACACGCTTTATACTTTTTTCTAATGTTTCAGCGCATTTAGTATAACTTGTTGTAACTGTATCTTGTGCCATTATTACAAATCCTCTAGTCATGCTATTAACTCCATAAAGTTTTCTTTATTTATAACATGAAAGTCGGTATCTTTAATAGTATTATATTCTTTACGAATTTTGCCACGTTGCCAATTGTCAAACATAACAGTATATTCTGTATTGAACACATCGTCATTGTTTCTATATACACTAGTATTTTTACCCACATGTACTAAATTCCAGGGTATTATATCTTCAATTGGCATAATATGTCCATTTGCAATTCGTGTAGCTAATGTTAGTGCATAATCATTTCTAAAAGTAACTGAAATGAATCCATGTATATTAGCGTAATGTTCAAAATTATTTTGAATTAATTTTAAACAGTCGAATATTTGTTCTGCACGTTTGGTTCTTTTAAAATTAACTACTGTTGCCCATAAGGTGTTAAAACTATATACGCTTAACATTTCCTGAGAAACACCCGGATGCATCAAAAAGCTAGTAGTATCGTGACAACAAAAATCAGTAGGTAAATCAAATGTTTTTAATAATTTATTTGAGTTTACCATATAGTCGGTGTCTAACAATAATGTTTCATCATATGGACTTAGTTCAAATGCTTGATATCTGCCCTTATTAATCCAAACTCCCCAATCACGCCTGTTACTTTTATCAGGAGTTATTGTTATGGTGTTGTCAAAGGTGTAATCAATATTATCAGGAATAGAATTATCATCTGTTATAACAGTAACAGGTAAATCTAAAAAATGGTTAATACGTTTAGCGGTAGCAACTGCCATTTCATAGTAGTTGTACTTAGGTGAGTTAAACGCAAATAATAATGCGCCTTTGCTCATCTTTTTCCTTCAAGTTCTTTCCATTCTTTGTACCATTCAAGCATTACTGTGTTATATGTATCTTTCAATATAGTCAGTAATTTTTCACGGTCAACTTGTACTGGGTTGTCAAATGTATCTATTAGAATGACAAAATTATCACTACTCATTGAATTTAAAAAAGAAATGGTTTGTTGATTTGCACGCCAAAGGCCACCTTGTTCGGCAATAATTAATTTACTGTCGTATTTGTCTTTTAGATATGCTTTGGCTGAGTTGTGCGAGAAGCGGGCTTTGGCTTCTGCTATTAATGTCGTTGTATCCATATAGGCTCCTACGAGTATTTAGATAGATACGACGATGACGTTAAAAAATTATGAACCTGATGCAGATCCTGCAACAGTAATTGTACCCCAACTATTAGCCAAATATGTTGTTTCTGGAGCTTGTGCTGTAACAGTTACAGTAGATCCTGTGCCTACAGTAAGTCCATCTGGAACTTCATCCCAAATTGTATATAATGTTACAACACTACCGGTATCACCGTTTGAGCCTTGTGTACCATTTGATTTAGCAATAACACGAATAAACGTGCTTAAATAACCTGACGGACCAGTTGATGCAGTTTGAGTAAACACATTAGCATTACTCGTAGTCATTGCATAATATCCAGAATTAGTACTGATAGTTGGTGTTGAACCACCACCGCCAATTTTAGTAATACCATTAAATGAGGTGCCTGAAATTGTTACTGCACCCGATGTTGGAGCTGACATAACAACTGTTCCAACATTGCTTGTTAAATTATTGAATAATAAGTTGATACCGGCTGTGCTATTAGCATGTGAGCATGTTAATTTTAGTTGACCACCTGAATTAAAGAAATATCTTGCGGCATCACCATTGGCAAATGTAACAGTATGTGTAAATGTCAATGCGGCCGCCCATGTACTACCGTAGGCAACAGTATTAGCTGTTGTACTACCTTGTGTGGCTGCATTTCCTCTACTAGCATAAATTGTTGTTAAATTACTAGGTATAGCTGATAGATAAGTTACGGTGCCGCCGGCAACAGGTGCAGAAACACTAGTAATAGTAGTACCCTGATGTGATGCAGCACTTGCTGTTTTATTAACAAGGTTAGCCCACTTAGTGGCTGCTACAGTGTCCCCTACTGTAACATTTGCTTCGCCTGTTTGACCATAACCGGCAGTAGCACCGCCAATTGCCCATGTAGCATTAAGAGTGTTGGCATTTGTTGTTGGGTTACCATTACCTACAAGTGTATTATAATCCGATGCTTGTATTGAACCAAATTGTGCGTAACTCATTTTTATCCTTAATTTATTTTGACAAAGGCTTCTACGGCCCCTAGTTCGTCTGTTGTTTTATGTTCTAAAGCACGACCTATTACATTGAACGATGTAGCTTCGCCTGCGCTAGCGGCGCGGGCTATACCATTGCCAGCACTAACTAAACGCTGACCTTTTTTAACTTTACCTGTCACTTTAACTTTTACTCGGCCGCCTACTGCGATTGGTGGGTGTGTAGAATCATCTCCTGCCATAGCATTCATTAAATAACCGGCTGTCTCCGAAACAACACCAAATACATCGTCTGACAATTCATATTGAACCGCAGTAATTTCTTTATCTCCGCCCATTTCAACAACTGTTCCGGCATCGTAATAAGCATCTGCTTCAAAACGTTCTGCCAAGTCAGCGTATGTTGCATTTAATCGTGAACCTGTAGTCAATGTCCAATTTCCAGTAATATTGCCGGCTGTTGTATTTGCGCCAGCGGTGATAACTTGTGTTGTAACTCTACCCGGTGCAATGTTACCACTGAATTGAACAATTGCATTTGATCCAGTTAAATAGTCAAAAACATTACCATTATTATACGTACCAGTTGGATTGAATGGACTACCGTTAGCATAGTAATAGTTGTCTGTCTTTATACCGGTAGTAGCAACTAAGTTACCGTTAGTAATAATAAAGGTGTTGCCACCTGAACCACCGTTTGCTGTCCAAGTACCTGTAATTGTACCACCTGTACTGTTTGAACCAGTTGTAATAATTTGAGTGTTTAGTGTACCTATGTTACCTGTTGTGACTGAGGCATTAGCAATTGTAGCATTTGCAGTAACTGTAGCTAAACGAACTGTAATTGTATCCCCAACAATAGCGTTTACAGCAGTGATATTATTTGCTTGCAAATTACCAGTAACTGATACTGTTCCAAATGTTGTTACAGATGTTCCTGAACTAGTTGCAAGTGTAACCCAAGCATTTGCGTTTGTTTGATTATCAGTAGGGCATACTTTTAACAAACTGTTGTTAATATCATACCATAACTGACCTCGTAATGGGTTTGCAGGTGGTGTATTTGCCGCATAGTTTTCAAGCTGATGCACAAAGTTTGTGTCTACAGTTTGTCCGTATCCTGCAAAGTTTCTACCAGGCAAGCCTAAACTTGTGCTAGTAGTATTAATAGTTCCATCAGCAATGGTTGTTAGTACTGTACCATCACTTTTAACAATTGTATATGCCATTTCAAATCACTCCGAGTATTCTTTATTTATCTTAAATTGTGACTAAGTTCGTCAGAGCTTGGATTCTGACTGTATAATCTATTTGTATTTGTCTATTTAAAGACTTTTGGACAGGGTGGAAAATTACATGTGTCAATAGTCTAGTAATGACATTTCCGTTCTCGTCTGTTCCGTAATTTGCTAACAATCCTAGTTCATCAAAGATATAACTAGAATCAGTTTGGGTGCTGTTATCAAACGCATCTTGGCCTGAAGGCTCACCGTAGTCTAATAAACATTGAACTAAGATATCAGTATAAACACGACCAGTGGTGTGTGAGACTGTCATCTTGTTGCGTGTAGGGTCTAAGTTGAAAACGCTGGTATCGTCAACGATTTTAGCGTAGGTTTGGTTGTAAAGAGCCGCGTTTTGACCAGTTGTGTTTGGGGGAAGGTATGTGATAACACCCGTTTCATCTACGCTTGCACCACCGTTACCAAATGCCATTTGATAAATTTCTCCGTAACCACGACTACTTAATGTATCAGCAATTGCTTCTGACATATTTTCATAATTAATCTGGTTATCCTTGTCTACTAAAATAACGGGATTTCTTTCATCTGTAACGTCAGTTATAGTAATGTGACCTTTTACCGAGAATCCTAAATTAATTTCCACTTGATTGTTCCTTTTTCTTTGGGCGGCCACCTTTACCGTTGCCGTGTTTTATTGCTGTCCATCCATTCCTATTATGATAAATTTCATAGAAGTTATGGTTGTTCTCCTTCGCCCATGTACTGAGTGCTACTATATTTATTGTCTCGCCAATCGGGCTAATAATAGTCCATGATAGGGCATTTGTATTCTTTTCACCAGTTCGTTGTTCCGACATTTTTTTCTTTGTAGCAGTTGACGCAAATGTGCCCTCTTTTTTTGAGGCCATCAATTTCCTAGTATCTTCACTGACACCGTGACCCATTCTACTATTTTTCCACTTATCAGTCCTTGCAAACTTTTTAAAGTGCTTCATTCCTTTTTGACCACATCCCGGACTATATGTTTCTGATTTATTGTAGAATGTCTTATCTGACCAAACTTTATTTGGTTTTAGATATTTTTCAGTTTCTATCTTACGTAGTTCCTTATTGTCGATAGTACCACAATCTTCTAATATTATCTTGATGAATTTGTTGGTTCCAAGATTTTCAATATCTTTTTTAAGAGAGCGACTGGAACCCAAATACGACGGGTCATTATTTTGATCACTACCGATGTACCGCCATGGGTAAATACCGTGTTCCTTATTATGAAGGTTAACTGTTTCATAAATTACTGACATTAGATATCGCCTCGTGTTTCGACCAAAACTTCTTTGGTATTTGGATCAGTTATTTTCAAAAAAGACGAAAAATAGAAACCACCAGTCTCTTCCGGAGTAGGTCCGTATTCTTCTGTTAATTGTGGTTTTGTATTATTTTCCTGATTATTCATAGTATTATTTATCATTTATCAGAACTGTGCATTTAAGAAATTTGCAGCCACTGTATCGCTAATCTGTAGAGGATCACCTAAAATAGGATTATAATTATATGAATTCCATGTTAGATTATAGTTAACTGCTGGCAGTTGGTTTGTAGACAATATTCCGTATACTTTTTCATATGCTGGAATATAGAATCTTTCCCCAGTACCGTTAGTACCACGCTGTAATCCTGTCAATGTATTATTGACAAAATCTATAGTTGTGAACTTAATCTGCTCTCCTGCAACATAAATCAAATTACCTAAAATTACAGTAATTGTCAAACTTTGGCCCACTGATACCCCTGATGTAATTTCTAGTACCGGAGCAGTGTCTACAATCTGAACACTGTAAGCAGAGTTTGGTAGTGTAGTAGAAGTTGTGTTGTTTACTACAATAACCTGACTGATAATACGCTTGTCTGCATCTAATCCAATAGTGTAAACATTATTTACCAATGCAGGAGTTACTTCATTTTGAACTACATTGGTTGTAATCTTAGATACATCTTCGACATAAATCGTGCTATCAGTATATAATAAAGGTTGTGTTAACCAAGTTGTACTTAATGAAGTTGCACGATAAACTGTAGGTATATTTGATTTATTAACATTATTAATGTATGTCAATTCGTCTGGCGTAGCAGTAGGTATCATATGAGTAATAATAACATTGTCTCCTGGCACAATTGTTGTCAATATGCTTAAATTATTATTAGGATTAATATTCAATGAACTTGGCGGGACAGTATATCCGTTGACTGTTACCCAAACTCTATCAACGTTTGTTTGCTCCCACATTGAAACACCCATTTCACCTGTATCATCTATCAATGTAAATTCTACACCTTGATATGTTGTAGATATAGTAATTTTTACGTTTAGAGTATCAACAGATTTAACATAGTAACGAGTACCTTCAAGGATGTTTCCAAATGTATTTCCTGAGAAATATACAGGAGTATCAATAACGATATTAGCAACACTATCTAACTGAATCGTATTGTCAGTCGAGAATGTTTCTGTTGCTGTTGCATCAATCAGCGTAAACTGTTTGTCTAACCAAACATAACCGCCACCGGACCAGTTTGTTACTCCGGTGACTATTTCGTTAGCCTGATAACTTTCAGGTAGATATTCTGATAAGTACAACCCAATTTGATTTTCAGATATTACATGTACATAATATGTGTTATTGTTTAATTGAGTTGATCCATTAACACCATCGATGCGTACTATGTTGTTTGTTTCTAAATTGTGCGGAACACCTGTTGTGATAGTAGTTGTTGGATTTTCACCAACATAAGCAATCATTGCACCCAATGAACTGTCAACTGCAAATGCAGGACCACCTGGTGTTTCTGAAATAGTAAAATCAGTACTGTTAATAACAGTATCAACCCAGTATACAGTACCGTCAGTTAATACACCGCCTGGCCCAGGAGTAGCGGTTGTATTTTTAAATATGATAGGTTGATATATACCAAGGCTTGCTGAAATAAATCCAGACGTACTAGTTGCAGTTAGTGTGTTTGGTGTTGTAGAACTAGACACATTAGTAACTGCAACCGGTAAAGTGATTGCATTATCAATTGCAGTAATATTAGAAACTCTAGCAGGATTAATAAAGCCAATCATTGCACCTGTAGCAGATGTTAATAGTAACGGTAATCCACCCGGTGTTTCTGACACAGAGAATGTTGTTGAACTTAATATGTCTACAATATAGTAAGTAGTGTTAATAGCAACTCCACCAATTGGTGATGTAAATATGATACCAGTTCCTACAACTAAGTCTGTCGTATTGCCTGATGACAATGTGAAATAGTCTGGACTAGGTGACCACTCATTCTCACCCCAACCTACGCCAGCAGTACCTGTTCCTGTACCTGCTCCAGTAGCAGTGAATATTTCCCCTACTGTATTGCTTGCGGCGCCAATCAATGTAAAATCAGTGGTGCCTACACTTGTAATTTGATATGATACTCCGACAACAAATCCGCCTGCAATAACTTCTTCACTCCATCCTGACAAGTGGGTTGATGATCCAATATACAATGTCACACTTGCTGAACCACTGTATGTTCCACCTAATGTTGTATTCAAGTATTGACGTTCCGTATTATTATAAGTAGTGACTGCCAAGATATCACCAGAAGTCAGACTGAATGTCAAGTATAAGATTTGCGTAGTTAGATCAATAGTGTAATCTGAAGCGGGTGTCAAGCGCAAACCATTAACTTCTACTATTGCATTTTCTGGATTAGTTCCTCCAATATAATTAGTCAATAGTAATTGTGTCTCACCACCGGTTGACTGATAAATCTGTGTAATAGGAATACTATATGAATACTGTATAGGATCTGTTTCTCCAAATACTGTGAACGTGACAAAATCATCAGTTTGGTTATAATTTTCAGAAAACATTAATTTTGCCGTAGTACCTACATCTGCACGGGCAATAGCAAAATCATTGGTGATACAACTTGCAAGACCAGTAGCATCGGTCAATACAAATGTGCTTCCACCCAGTGTAGCAGATACAGTGAACTCATTGTCATCTACTATTGAATTAATATAATAGGTAGTATGGGGTGTTGGTCCACCAAACATGTAATCGCTAAACACGATCGGATCGTTAACATCCATAGTTAATGCAGTATTAACCACTATCGAATTAGTAGAACTCTTAGTCTGAGTTACTGTGCTAGTTTCACCTAACACCAACTTATCGCCGTTATGTACTACTAATGGATCAGCCCAAACAATACCTGTTCCTTGTTGAATAATTGTTTGCATAGAACCTATACCATCAGTTAATTGGTATGTAGGTCCTGCAATACCATCTATTAATGGACCTAATGCAACAGTAATTTTATTGGTTACATAACTGATAGTTTTAACATAGTATGTTGTATCTAATGTAATGCCGCCGAATACAGCACCCTGGAATCTAATTGGCTCGTTAAGTGCAAAGTTAGACACCTCATCGCATGTAATAGAATCAATGATTGCTTCTGTGCGGGTACATTCTGTTTCAATAGGTTCTGTACCAGGTCTTATTAATCCATTGCCGTTAAATTTATTGGCTGAATAATTACAGTTCAGTAACATTTCAATAAAGCCAGTATTTAGATTATCAATAAAAGGCACTGTCTGTGAATTTGAACGCTGTAGTTGATCTCCATTGCCCACTTCATACAATTCAATACCTAAAACATGATCCGGAGCTAGTGTAGTATTCAATGTGATTATTTTTAATACCCAATCAACGGTGTAATCATAATGTTCATATATTCTACGACTTGTTCCATTAGCCGGAGTTATATCATATACTGCTATGAATACAGGATTCTGTACAACATTTAAGAATGAATATTCGAGTTGTGGATATGAAGGTAAAATTTCAGTTGAAACTACCGTGAATCCAGTATGACCGTATTGACCAACTGACCAGTTAGTACCCGGACGAGTTGTTACAATCATAGTTAGATTGTCAGTGACTACGCCTGGAACCAATTCTTCCGGGCCATAACCTTCATTAAATGCAGGACCCTGAACATTATATACAGCAGGTTCTTGTATAAAAATACTTGAAAGTTCCCAAGTTTTATCAATACCTGAATCTATACTAGTTAATATAATATTATTGTTGCCAACAACTAAATACTTTCCTGCACCATCGGATGTAATTCCATTTAGATTTTCTGTAGTACCTGATATATCTATATTCCATGTAACTGCATCTGTACTTGTTAATATAGTACCAGCTTCACCTACTACAATGTAAGTGCTATCCACGTACAGTACGTCTAATAGATTTTCACTAACTCCTGACGTTTGTTCAGTAAATGATATATTGTTTGTAGTTGTAAATATTCTACCATTATCAGCTACATATACCAGTAAATTATCCCCGGGGGCGACTGCATTTAATGTTGCATTTGTAATATCTGTGGTAATTCCAGCATTAATCTCTATCCAAGTTATGCCATCACTGCTTCGTAACAATACGGCCCGGTCGACCCCACTTACAGTCCAATTACCTACTGCTAACCAATTGTTATAAATTGGTATGTCAATATATTTTACATCTTTTAATTGCCCTGCATAAGGTAACACAAATACTTCTTCCCAGAAGAACCGGTCTGAGCTTAATACAATATTTTCACCTACCGCTATCCATTTATTATCGTTATAATCACTAGCATTTAATAAGTTAGATTCGACTAAAAGTGATGTAAAATCATATGAAGTAGTGTCATACGGTGTAGAGTCGTATGGTGTATACATACCACCTGAGGTAATCCAATTGACTCCGTCTGCACTTATAAAAATTGGGGTAGCTGAGTTAGTAGTAGTTATTACATACCAGCCGTCAGCAAAGCTAATATTAGTTGTATTTAAGGGACTATTTGCAATTTTGTTAATTGACCATGCGTCTCCTAATGTGCTTGTTATTGATGCTGAATATTCCGGAGTATTAGAAACTCCTATATACCTTAACCCATCATGCAAGACTGCAACATTATCAATGTCAGTAGGATAGAATGGTTGATCCTGTAGTATAGTATCTAATATAAACTCATCAGCAGGAGGAAATGCGTTGTCCATGTACACTGAACCCGGATAAGTTATCCCAGTAACTAATTGAGTCAAATCTCTGCCTGGCATATTAATTGTTGGATTATAGTATCCAATAATACGATCCAACTCATTCAATCTTCTGTCGCCACTGTCTAACACTTCCCACTTACCTAATATGAAGGCAGTGTCATTGTTACTTACAATACATTGATATAGTCTATTGTTATAACGAACAATACTTTGATTGAAGTAGAATGGTTCTGGTAAGAATACATAATCACCTGACTTAGCCATAGTGAATGATAAACCGGTAGTAGTTCCAGTAAAGTTCAATGTGCCGCCGGCTATTGTGGCTGACAATGTAACAGTAGTTGATGATGGTTTTGATTTAATATAATAAGTTTGACCCAATGTCAACTCACTGTATACATCACCGGTAAACACTACAGGATCGTTCAATTCAAAGTCAGCAGAACTTGTAACTGTCAATTGATCGGTAGATGCTGTAACATCTGTTACAGTTGTTGATTTAACACCTGTGTATATTGCTCCCAATATATCACCGTCAACTGGTACTGTCAACAATGGGTTAGCGTAAACTTCTAACTCAGTTGGGCTGATAACTTTTAAGTAATACTGTTCTGTCAATCCAGGTGGAGTACCTGAAACAATAGTAGATGTTATACCACCAGTAGCATTTATACCACTAACATTGATTACAATATCGTTTATTCCAGTAGTGCCACCGACATTTGAACCTGCAATAGTAATATTATTATTATATGCAAAACCTGTACCTGCTGTATTAATCACAACAGAGTATCCACCTAAAACATAACTGATAAAGAATGTTGGAACTGCGGTTGGATATTGCATTAGTGTAGATGACGCTAAGAAATTATTAGTCAATGCTACTTCACTGCCGCCGGCTGATGTGCTAACTGTTATGTACGGGTTATCAGCGGTCAATGTCATTAATCCATTATCATTCGACAAATCAAATGTTGCACCACCCGAAGTTTCACTTATAGTAAATGTAGTTGAATTTGGGACAGTCTTGACATAATATGTCACTAATTCAACAACTCCACCAAAGACACCTCCAGTAAATGATATTGGCATGCCTGCATAGAATCCAGTTGTAGATGCACAGGTATATGCGTCTGTTCCTGAATTTGAACTAGTAACATCTAATACAATGTTACCTATAGATAAAACATAATATGTTGTGGCTGCTGACAATCCACCAATTGCCGCAGATAATCTGAATGGCATATTAACATACATACCAGTTGAGCCACCTGATAATGAGTTTAAATACAAATAATTTGAAGTAGCAACAGTTGCAACTGTGCTTTTACTAATCAAATTACTAGTTGTGCCCGAGTATCCAGCGCCACCATTAGTAAATTCCCCTGATGTATTATAGAATGTAAATGGTTGTCCTGTAATTTGCCCTGGACTGATTGGTAGTCCTACATTACATGTCATTGTTCCAGTAGCAGTTGTTAATTGAACTGCACTTGATTGACTTGTCATTGAAGCAGAAGTATTAGAAGCAATTGATACATTAGAAGTAATAGTGATTGCGCCACCGTTGATGGTATTAGACAATGTAACTTCATTAGTACTATAAGCAATAGATGCGATGTAATATAATTGACCTGCAATAATACCACCAAAATCAGTAACAGAAGAACCACCAATCATCATATCGGTTACAATGACAGGTGTATTAATGTTCAAATTTGACAATGAATTTAACTTTATTAAATTACCTGATATAGATGTTTGAATAACTGACACTATAGTAGGAGTGTTAGTTGTTGACATCGTAAACGTTTGGTCATCGATAACTGTTGTTACATAATAATTTTCATTCTCGATGACACCACCAAATACATCACCTGTAAAGAAGATTGGCAATCCTGTATAGAACCCAGTAGTTCCGCATATGCCACTTGGGTTTAATGGGATTGTTACAAAGTTAGTTGTCTTTGCAGTCGCAGTCGTAGTTAATATGCCTGGATATTGAATAGTAACTACTGCTGTATTTGTTACTTCACCTATGATTGCATCTAATCCAGCTGTGGTTGATGCAGTTGTTAATGATAATGCTAAACCTCCTACTGTCGCACTTATACTGAACTGGGTTAGACTTACAATTTCTTTTACATAATAAACTGTATTGACTGCTAAGTTACCAAATGCGGCTCCTGCAAATTTAATTGGCATGCCAACATAGAAGCCAGTAGTAGGGCCAATTGGTTGATCTAATGATAGAGGAGCGCCACCAACACTAGGTGCAATTGTTATTACGTTTGTAATTCCAGTCGTAGTTGTAACTATCCTAGTACGTGATGACCATTCAATTACTTCATTATTTCTAACACTTTGAATTTCAAAAGTTGCACCTTGAGCACTTGCTAAAATAGTATCGATTGCAGGAGTTTCGTTAAACAATGTTAATGATGAACTTGCAACTTGTTCAGTATTTTGAAAGGCTCCTGCATAAAAACTACCATAGAAATTACCCTGAGTCCATTCTGTTATTTGAGAGTCATATGTAGTTCTATCATAACGTAATGTAGTGATATTTTCACGAATTGGTCTTGAGCTGGTTACACAACTTGCTCTAGCACTGATAGCTAGATTATTATTTGTCCCAGAACCTGTACTTAAGAATACTACTCTATCATGGTCTTGTAATGCATCAGCATAAGTTGTGTACAATGCAACTACGTATGTAGGTACATTTTCTAATACACCAACGTAGTAATACTGTCCTTCTTTTACTCCGTTTATTGCTGTCGTATCACTTCCTGTATAGTAACGAACTAAGTCACCAGTTTGTACTAATTGATTTTGTACAGTAATTGTATTATTAACAAGATCCACATCAATACTTGCAAAAGTAATAATTGAACTAGGTTCAATCATTATCTGCGGCAATACGACATATCCATCACCTGGATCTACTACGTCAACACGCAACAATTGGTCTAAATTCATCACAGGTTGTAATATTGCCTCACGTCTTGGGGCAGGATAAATTGTTGTATCAATGTATGCAGTAATTACTGGGGGATTTGCGTATCCACGACCACCGTCTAATACCAATACAGCAGGTAGATCAATATAGATTTGTTGACCTGGTAAGTGATTAGAGATAGGTGTTTCATTTACACCACGTGTCAAGCCGTTTAATGTTCCGTATGCTCTATCAACGCTTGAGTAAGCAATTATTTCAAATGCTTTCTTACTCAAATCTGTTTCCGGATCAAGAGGATCATAAATCTTAATTGTTCCATTGATTGGGAAACCGTATATGTTATCAACTGCCATTGAATTGCTATTCAACGTTAAGTATGATGTCAATACTGTTATTGGATATTCATTAACACCCGTAATGCTTACGCCATAATTGTTGAACCAGTTGGTGTATGCAGGGTCTTGCCAAATATCATCAGTAGGTACAAATTGATTGTCACCACTTGGATTAGCATTTACTAATTCAGGTGTTATGTATTGTTGTAAACTGGTGTTGTACTGTGCAGGTAAGTCAAAGTCAGTGATATTGCCCGGCCACACATCAACACCGGTATATTTGAATAAGAAGTCTTTAACAACTACGTGATATGGTTTTACTTCATTGATATAACCGGCTAAGAATTCTTGATTATCACTTTGGAATACTTCTAATGGAAGCAATTCACGTATAGTGTGTGCAACATCAATGAATGAAGTCTTGTTTAACCATGGTAGATAGTTTTGTGATTCAATTGTCTCACTTATAATATAGTTGAACAATAGAATCAATCCTTGATTTCTAAATGCAAATATCTCACTTGGTAATTCTTCATTTAAGAATCGTGTAATACTACGTGTTTCTTCACTTGGGTAAGTATCGAAAGGTGTTGTATCAAAGAAATTATCACCAAAGCCTAATCGTGCCGATGCGTAATCCCATAAGTCAGTTTTAAATTGAATAGTACCATCTCGTAATCCAATGCGTTCCCATGTATCTAATCCACTATCATAACGATATGTCTCTTGGAAGCCGGCACCGTTCTTATTAACAGTAACAATCAAACCATTCTGTGCATTGATAGTTGCTAGTTGATAGTATGACTCTACTAGAACAGCAGATTTTGTATTATCGTTATAGCCAGTTGCCCACCAGTTTACAGGATCCCAATAGTCTGTTGTTTCATAGAATGGAAGTCCTGTACTTGGATTGATAGGGCCAGTTGTATACAAGAACTTACTAGATTGTGTTTCTGTGAATGGAATCTTTGCTAATTCTTGATTAGCAAGTGTTAAGTAATTCTTTAGTGCGCCAAAACGTGAATAGAAGAAGCTTTGACGTGGACGTACTAATACACCACTCTGTACTGGTTTTGGTAAGTATGGGTCAGGTACAATTGCACCTGATTCATCTACCCCGCTCATGCTGTCTAGCATTCTATCATACAATGATAAAGGAGGTAGACTTGTCAATGCAGGTAATCCTGGTAAGAAATCATCTGAATAATTTGCACGAATTAAACTGTAAATGCTATGTGAGTCATCTTCATTTGTTCCAGTTGCAAATCCAATATGCATTACTGTATCATTACTGTTGACGTACTCACTTGTATTATACAATCCCATTACATTAGATTGAATAGGGGCAAAGTATGCAATACCTGATGCTTGAGGAGCACTGATATATGACTCACATATAGTATCACTTAGAGTTTTACCTATTTGATTAAAAATGATGTTAGTGTTTCTTGCCCAGAAGAAGTATACAGGAGTAATTGCACCTGTAGAGTTCAATACATACTCAACTGAGTAGTCTGATAACGTTAACGGTGTACCTGGACCTGCATATTCTGCAGGAACTACATTACTAGTAATCCAACTGTAGATTGTAACTTGACTTCCCGGGAATACACGACCCCACCATTTGCTATTATAAACTACTTCATCATTTTGATGATAGTTAACAAACTTAGTTGTACTTGTGTTAAACCATAATTTGCCTAAATGTTTAGTGCCCCAAACAGCGGAGCCAGATACGGTGGTGTTAGGACTATTGTATGAAGCAGGGTCTGCATTAGAAACAATGTCTAAGTTTTCTGCAACTACGCCTAGTATTTTACCTTGTAACGGATCAATGTAATCTAAATTGATTAATGTGTTGTTTGTAGATGCACTGTATAATTGTGCATTTGTAATTCCATTAACATCTACTGCCATTTGAGGCTGACGGAACACTGACCAATCTGCTTGACCAGAAGGATTTGTATAGATAATTACTTGACCGTTTTCGTATCCAGGTCTAAAGCCAGGCGTACCAACTACAACAGTATTGTCATTAAAATCTACTGCCGTGCCATAATATGGTTGAGCACCGTAATCACTGTTCAATGCGTTCACACTTTGAGCATAGATATACTGTCCAACATTTAATAGATTTTCGTTGTAGTTTTCTGCATAGTCAAACATATAAACTGCGCCGGCATTTACTAATGTATCTACAAATTGAGTTGTATTGTTGTCAAACAATGTATCATTGTTATAATTGTCATCGTCAGATGAATCAAATGTAGTCGCTTCATAGCGTGGTGCTACAGGAGCACTTGCTACAAACGAACCATTGTCATTGAATTTAATAACAGTACCAAATTGAGTTCTGCTTGCAGGATGCGGGTCTGTGATGACTTGTGTTAATGTATATTTTGAAATACCTAACTCATACAATGTATTACCGCTTAATGTAACAATGTCTAACTTATCGTTAATTGTTGCTAATTCTATATTAATCAACGATATGACAAGTTTGTTATCTATTGCCGTTGCAGTTACATTAGTAATATTTGCTCCAGCTATCGCTCCCGCTACCACTGATGCATTACCTGCAGGAATAGCAACAGCATAACCATTCAATAAAATAGTCGTTGGGGTAGTAACTTGACAATCAATTGTGCCAGTGATGATACCATAACTGCCGCCGCCATCTGTATAGCGATAAATTGTACCTTCTTTATTTTGTGAATTAATTTGGAAAGGTGAACCAATTAATAGTTCATTTCCATATGTATCTAAATCTGCACTATAACCATACTGTTCACCAATTGTAACAGCACCAGTTGCAGTAAATTGCTGTAGCAATACAAAAGTAGAACCACTAATAGTTAGTATATCACCCGCATTTAATGATTGATACACATTTAATGTAGAGCCAGTAACAGCATAATTGTTTGTATCAATTAGTGTTCCATTTACAGATACAAACAATGGTTCAGATTGTGCAATCATAGTCATTGAACCTGAACTATTTGTTAATGGTAAAGTTGATCCGCCTACTGTTAATGACAATGTTATTGTAGAGCCTACAATAGTTTTAATATAGTAAACTTGATCTATTGCTAATCCACCAAACACTGACCCAGTAAAGATGATTGGCATGTTAAGGCTCAATCCAGCTATACTGTTCAACGTAATAGCATCACTCGTAATAGTAGTTCCAGTAAATGTTCTAGTTCCTGGAGTAAACACTAAGTTAAATGTTTGCGGTACAAATACTTGACTAGTAAATTGCACTTCAAAATTCTGCATTACACGTTCAAATATGTAAGATGTACCGGTGTTGTTAATAATACCTGTATCGACTCCTGGAGCTCCGGCTACTATTGTGTTACCATAATAGTTTGTTGCTAATGAGAATGAAAAGTTATCCCCTATTGCTAAACTACTCAGCGTAATAATATTGCTATATTCATATAAGCCGGTAATCTGAGATTTACGATATGCATAGAATGCATTTTGCTCATATGCACTAATGAACAACCAATTACTATCGCCTGAAAATTCTGTTTTAATTCCCCAGTTTGTTACACCAGTTGGAGCAGAAATTGTTTGCAACTCTTGTAATTCATTGAATGTTGTATTGATTACTAGGTTATAAATTTTAACTTTTCTATCAGCAAGCAATGCACCTGTTGGTTGACTTATAGCAAACGTTGATCCTGCATATCCAATTGATGCTCCAAACGAACTAGCAAGTAGACCTGCTGTTCCGGTACCAGTGCCTGCATTTGCACAAGTAAATCTTGAACCAACTGCATATGCTATTCCACTAGTTCCTGCAATAGTATTCCATTGAACAAAAGATGTATTTCCTAATGAAGTTATTTGATAGTCTTTTCCAACAACAAATGATCCAGCAGTAACTATGTCAGAAAATAAAGTCTGTACTAAATCATATCTTTCAAATACAGGATTAAATGTATATCTATATGCTACACCCAAATCAGCATCACCTACTAAGTAACCTAAGTCACTTGTAGTTGCAACTGCGCTACCAAATGTTTCTGAGTTAGTTTTTAATAGTTCTAAGTCAAGGTTATAGTTAATGCTCTTACGATATACTTCCCAGTCACCAGTAGTACCGGTATCCACCCATACTTTGTTCTTAACAAACTCAGTGTTTAGTAATGGTAAGTTAATGATATCACTAGGTTGTGCTACTCGCTGTAATTGGAATCGCAATACAATACTATTGGTACTAGTCAATCGTGTTATAGTAGAAACCAATGACAATGATATAGTAACTCTATAATTGTCAACTACTTCCTGTACAATTCTATAACCATTAACTGCGTCATTAAAATTAATGATTGCAATAGTTTGATATTTTGTTAGTCCATGTGGTTGTGCAAATTCTAATGTTACAGTACCATTCAAGTTGTTTAATACTTGAATTATGTTGCCATTAGCAATCGGGGTGTACACTTGCCATGTACTATTATAATCAGCAACCCAAACATATTGATCTACATATAATTGTGACAAAGGTGTCTGTGCAAGATTTAAATCATTGTAGTAATAACCAAATGTTGTAATATCATTGAAGTTAACATAACCTGCATCGGGGTATAATTTGTTAGGGGTATTTGCAGGCAATGTTGGTAGTATATTAGGGTTAGTAATAGGTCTGCCATAATTGAATACAGAATACAGTGGTACTTCTTGTTGGACGCCATCTGTATATGTGCCAGTCGTCAATCCAACAATTGACGGGTTACCTGTCAATTGATTTTGATTTAATCTAAAATCAACAAAGTTGTTATCTAGTACACCACCAAACTCGCCGGTCTTGATTGCCCAATTTTCATATACGTCATAGTCAATACCACCTTGTGGTAAAGTAATGCCCTTAAAGTTTTCAGTAGCAATTCTTGTGCCTTTTTCTTTAATCAAGTTCTTATAAACATTAACTTGAGTAATATCAGTTAGGTCAGCAAGAGCCATGTAATCACGAGGGCGATATCCAATCAATGACCAACTCAATAAGTCTGCATCTTTGCTTAAGTTAGGAGTGTTTGTATTGTAATACAATGTACTTTCAAAACTGCGTGTGCTTGGGTTAGGTAACAATCCCTTTTGAATTTCGTCGTAGTCTGTTTCTTTCCAATATCTACCATCAAATGTCATACTTGGTTCTAATACTCTTAATGACACCCAGTACTTGTTTTTATATGTTACAATAGAACCTTTGGTATACTTAGTGACATTGTTCCACTCTTGGATATTGTCTTGGTTAAGTATGAAGCCCTGAGTATCAATCGTACCATTCCAGTCAGCAGTTTTTGTACCACGTGTAGTGATACGATTCTGGCGTAGACCGGTAATCAAATTATAAATGATATCATTAAACAACGTCACGTTATTAAAGACGACACCGTGCTCAAAGTTACTAATGTTAAATTGACCATATGCAACTGTATCACCTTGATTCAAGGGTCTAGCAGAGAATAACGTATCATCACGTACAACTGCTAAATCAACCGCTTGGATAGGATACAAGTTTTGATTTAGCACAAAATTTTGTCTTTGTAATGTCAACGGTTGAACAACACAACTATCTTTCTGAATAGTAATTAAGTTAGCCGCCGGATTTAAGTTAATTAAACTACTTAGTCCCCAACCAGATTGAGTCCAATATAAGTATTCTGCAACCATTTGATTCCAGTTAATATCTAAACCAGATTCAATTTGATCAAACAATACGCCCTGTGTTGTTAAGTAGTTGCCGTAACTTCCAATGAATTGTGCTAAGTCTTGCTTAGAAACAAACTCAGTGCCGTAAGGTATTATTATTTCAGTATTTTCAAAATAATCTTTAGCAACTTGCACTGATTCACCTTCAACTGTCACTAAATTATAGTTGCCATTAATCTTTGGTTTACTTATCGTGAAGTATGCTTTAGTCTGTGAGTTACCGTATACTTTCCATCCACTACCTGCATTCTGTACAATGATACCACTATATATAATTTTGTTGAATGGAATGTTGTCATACAACAATACATCCAAACTCTCAGTAGGAATTAATAATGATGCATTGTTACTGTTAGGTGAACCTTTTTCAACATAGAAATTGACAAGAGCTTTATCTGTAAAGCCAGCAAGACGATATATCAAACGCACATCTAGGTTGTCTAACAAATCTGTTGTTGTTTGTGTTGAATCGATACCAACTTGTTTTTCATAGTCAACAATCCAGTTAATGTAACTTGTTTTTGCTGTGCCACTACCATAAATCTCAACATCTGAAATTACTAAATGGCTTCTGTCATTAACCAAGAACTGATTGAATTCTTCATTGTATTTGTAGGTGTCAACATCAACACCCAAACTATAGAAATTAGCAGGTTTAGTCAACGCTAATATCTTCATTAAATCAAACGGCCATGAACTGCTTCTGCGGTATGCAAATTCAGTAGATGCAACATCACCAACTTTCCAGTCACTACGGAAGCTTCTGCCATCATAGTTACCTACAACAGAAACAAAAGGTGATACTAGATTACCTTCACTATCGACTGGTAATACTTGTAACAACTGAGGTCTGATACATTGTGTCACTACAATAGGGTCACCGTTGTTCCAATTAATACCGGCGGCTAAGTCTCCCCACAATACTAAGTTATCACTAGTGTATGGTGCAGGACCGTAGCGTGTTGTCCACCATGTAGGTTGACTTGTAAAGCCTATCATCTCCCAAGGAGCTATATCAGGTTGTGTTGTGTCATAGAAGTATTGATATATACCTCTCCAATAGCCTTGATGGATCTGAGCATTGTTTATCTTGTTACCAGATTGACTATAGTTGTATGAGAATTCGTTTGTAGGGGTATAACCTACTTGCTGTTTATACTCAACACGATTCTGTCCAACCCAGTTTAAGAAAAACTGACTATAGATTGTCAAGAACTCATCGTAAGAATAATCTGTTGTTCTAAAGAATCCAGGCACAACATCATAATCTCTTACAGGAATAATGTTGCTTAATTTTAAATTGTTATAGATACGAGTTTCAAACTCAAGCAATACTTTATCTCTAAAGTCTATTAGATTACCATCAATATAATCACCGTATAATTTTGTATAAGAACCATCATGCCCACGAATAAAATATGTAGGATTAGTATAATTTTCATCTAACACTACTTCAGGAATAAATGATGGATACAAACCTAATTTAGTAGGAGTATTTGGAACATAACTTCCATAAGTCTGGTAGTACTCATTTACTGTAATAATATCGCCCGGTAATAAATCAGTTTCGACAGTCAATGCCGGGCTTGTTGTGCTGATAGTATAATCAACTCCACTAACTAGTTGAGTGATACTAGTATAATTGTTAACAGTGCGTGTTAGGTATACTAATACACCATAGTAGTTTGCAGTATCAAAATTATAAATTCTAGTTAATGGATATCTACTTACATCTAATGAGTTTGTAAAAGTATATGAATTGCTAGCATAAGGTGATTTACTAGGCAACATATCTGACCAGAAAAACGGTGCAGTGTCTACTTTAGATAGTGTAATTTTATCCAATGCATCGTCTAGCATTGTTGCTGGACTTTGATATACACTATATTCTGTTTGATTAACAGTATCAACTAATAAAGTTTTAAACGAAATATATTGGTTACTATTGTACTGCAATGACTCGTATAGGTTAACTCCGGGTTTTCTTAAGAAAGTACCTGGCAATACTAATGATGCACTGTTCTGAATAATTCTATTACCCCATGGCACAAGATTACCTAAGTCACGGTAATTGTTTGCACCAAATACAGTTCCTGTGGTATTTGGATTATTATAGAAAATACTTTGATATTGACCACGAATGTCACCTACGTTAGCGGTAGTAATATCTGTGTTGAACGGGTTGTTCTGTAAATTATTAGGTATCTGATAATATGCCGTACTACTTACTTGGTCGCTCAATAGTGTAATTTCAACCACCGTATCAACTGCTGTATTAGGTACTGTGAAGTTAACCACTGTAGTTGTTGGGTTAATCGTATATGTGTAGGTATTGGTATCTTGTAATACGTTATTTAAATAAACTTGAATGTTAGGCCATACAGTATCTGTGGCTGCGGCAATATCACATGTGTAAGAAGTAACACCGCTATTTCCTACATAGTTAAATGAGAATATCTGATATTGACGACTTTCAGCAACGGCTGTTTGCCAACCCAATGCTCTAGTGCGTGTATTTAAATCACTATAATTATGCACATAACCTGTATTAACTTGTTGTGTAATAGGTGTTGAGCCTCGGACATAATCAAATGTTGCAGAATTTAGTGGTACATCAAAACTTATATCACCCACATTATTAACAGAACTATAACGTAATGGGAATCCTAATACAATGTCATTAATGCCAGATCCAATACCATAGCTGAATAATTTGTTACCCTTGAATGATGAGCCGGTGTATATTTCAGCGTCACCAAAACTTATTCCATCTGCATCGAACACATCAAAAAATGGTGCTTGATTTACTGTTGTCTTTTGCTGTGCTTGTTGCCACTGGTTCTCTAATACTGCAGGGGTGTTGTTAAAATAATAATAGAAATCTTTACCTTGATTATAATAACCTTTGTACGCAACAGTACCTTCGTTTTGTAAAACTAATCCATCATCTGCTTCTGTCAATGTTATTATCGGCGTTACTCCGGAAATGTTTGAGAAGCGCACAACATAAATTTTATTTCTAACATCAGGATTGTTATCAACTGAGAATATAATTCTAGCACCATCATATAATGCATAGTTATCATTAGAAATATCATTGGCAATTAACGATACATTAGTTGCAGATGGTATAGTTGTACTTATTGACCAACCAACTGTAATAGTTAATAGTGTAGTACCAGTAATTGCAGTAATTTGAGCATTTCTAGGTATTACCCCACTAGCGTCAGTGATGAATTGCCCAACCTGAAATGACCCAACCTCAACATCACTTGCCGGTATTGTTATTGTAGTAGAAGTACCGGTGACTCCGTTAACTGTGGCACTTGCAGCCGTATAAACTTCTACGTCAGGATAATATACATTTTGACCAGCAACTTGTGTAAACGCATCGGTTGTTCTTACATCAAAGAAATCAACAGGGTGTTTACCAACAATGCAATTGTCAAACAATTTCAAGTTAGGATAAAATTCAATAACCGGGCGCTTTGCCTTGTTAGCTTGTGTTGCATATGTTGTAGCAATACTAGGGTCATTGTTATACGTTGCAGTTGCATTGATGACATCAATGTGGAACCAACGGTTACTACGACTCCATGGATTTCTATCTATGCTATTTCTAGCAATAGTAATATAATCTTGTTGCACCGGAATATACAATGTAACATCATAGTTACCAATATCCCATGGTAATATGTCCCACGGGTTGTATGTGCCTTCAGTAAATGGTTCAGGTACAATTAAATCTTGTGTATTAATTAATTCAATTGCAGTACCCACACCTTGTACATAATACTCACCTGTTTTGTAACTAATAGGAAAAATGTCACCATTAAATGTAACTTTTAATCCATTAGTAAATACTACGCCGTTTGGTGCAGTATAATTTGTTTGACCTAAAATTTCAAGTACGTTGATTTGATTAGTAATGTTGCTATTAATTAATCTAATTTGACCTACTTTGTTTGGTACAGTGCCGTCTTGGTAATATAGTGTGTCTAACAAACTACTTAAGTATGGAACTAAGTTAATAACACCTTGAACATTGCGATAGAAGTTACGTGCTTTCCATTGTGTTCCAAAATTTGGAGTAATCTTTTCATTAGTAGGGATACCGGATGCAGGTATTAATTTAATGACTGGATTTGTAGGGTCACCTACGTATGTTATTGTGTAGAACGTTGCTGAAACTTCTGTATAATAGCCACCGCCAAAGTTGTTGTCATTAACACTTGAGCCAGGGAATACATAAGGTGCACCGCCATCTTCATCATACAATGTAGTGTCGTAGTATTGGCCGACAAATCCCTGTTCATTAGGAACACCGGTATTATAGAACATAACTGTTAAGCCTTCAAGTGCTGTAACTCCGTCAATATCAACAACATCACTTAATAGTTGTCCTTCAATACTATCAAACGGTGCAGAAGAAACTACATCAACACGATTATCACCAGGGAAATTATATTCATCTTGTGCATTTTTATATGGGACTGTAAATTCTACAACACCATTTTCTGCACCATTATTACTAACTCCCAATATATCACGTGTTAATAAGTTAGGCTGATTTGGATCATAACCAGTAACGCCCGGTTGACCTTGAATCCAGAATGGACTATCTTGACTTACAGTAAATGAATATGTGCCACCACGGATAAGTGTTAGTGTTGGGTTAGCCGAACCATTAGGATTTATATTACTAGAAATAATATATGCATTAGGATCATCAACTACTGTATAGTCTTGTGCATCGTATACAATATCAGTTGCAATTGTTACAGCAGGTGCACCTTGTGGTAACCAGTAGTATTGATTGAAGTTGATTAGTTTATCTAAGTCAACGAATGGATCCCATGAATAGAATTGACTATTGAATAGTCTATCGTTATTATTTGTTACACCACCGTTTAATTTTAATGCATCAATGATACCAGGATATGTGACAAAATCAGTAGCTGTGGCAGTATTTGTTTTAGTGAATACAACACCAGGATCTAATTGATAATCCGTACGTGTTTTAGTAGGTTCGACTACATAGTTATCTCTGGCATTAACACCATACCCAAATTTACTACCAATGTATCCTTGAATACGCATTGTATTCGGCTGGTCTACAATTTGATCTAACGTGGCTCCTAAAAATTGTGCATTAGTAGGGGTTCTGAATACTTCAGGTAAAAAGTTTAGTGTTCTAATTCTTGCTGCCATTATAACTCTCTAGTTGTTATATACTTATCTTATTTGTAATTGTACGGGAGTTAAAGCCGCAATTACAACCACATCATTTGCTGTTGCACCATTAACAAAAATTTCAAATGGCGCCGATTTGATTTCATACAAATCTCCAAATGACATTGTAGGGTCATTTGGTACTAAAACGATTGAGCTTACTAAATCACCTAATTGTGTGTGCAAGTATGCACTCAACTCTGAGAAGTAGAACGTATCTCCAAAACTCCAATTGTTAATATTGAAATAACTATTCATTGCAGATAATACTGCACTACGTATTTCGCTATTACTTGCACTTGTGTTTTGTGCTGGTATAACTTTAATCGTGCCACGTAATTGTTCAGGTGCCTTAGAACCAAACAATGGTAGAAAACGGACGCTGTTTAATATTACACTGTCAGTTAACATCTTATAATCATCAATGCGACCATATGCTTGCTGTAGTTCGTTGATTGTTGGCACTGCTGGTTTAGGTACAGTATTTGTTGTATCTTGTATCCAATTTTGGTATGCAGTATAATAAGCCTGTGTTACCAAATACAAATCAATAATGTTTGTAGTTGCTGGATCAATACGTGTTGTATTGTTACTGTTGTGCTTATATTGAAACTGTAATCCTTGACGACCTGGTTGCATTGAATACTGGGGCTGTAATGTAACAATATAAAAAGGTGTTGTTACTGTGGTATCTTGCACTGTTGTGTAGAACACATTATACAGTCCATTTGAATCAGTTTCATTGTATGCGTAAAATAATTGTCCTAAAGGATATTCATACTTAACAACTTCAATTGCAGATTGATTTGGATATTGATATGCAACGTTAGACGAATCGATTAATTGATATCGTGATAGGTTAACTGCATCTTGAATCAATTCAAAGAATGAGTATATACCAATGTTAGTTGATCCTGTAACGTATCCAGTAACTTTTTGAAAGAAGTCAGGGTCAAGAATAATTTCAGTATTGTTAACATCTATACTAGCAACTTCTACTTCAAAGTCGTTAACATATCCGTCACTCTCAACAGTCTGGCTGATAACTGCAACATCAACTGGTTTAGCCAATGGGTAATTACTATCTGGTTGTGTATTTGTTGCTAGTACTTTAACATTGTCTGCTAAAATTTTACCAGTTACTGGGTCATAAACAAGTTTACCTGTTTCGTACCAGAAGCGGGTATCAGCTACACTACCAAAATAATAGCGTAGTGCTCTGTAGTAAATTCTATAGGTATTGTCACCAGTACTTTCAAAATTTACAAACCAATTGTTGGTATTAAAGTTTTCAACTGACCAACGATTCTGTGTTACTAACAATGAATTGTTAAACACTAAACTGAAATCTTGATTTAATTCCATTCTAGTGATACATTCTTGTAATACAAGATTTGGCAATATGTTGCTAAACGAAGGGATTACTTCAGTAATAATTGCACCATTAGGTACATAACCATTTAACGTTACTGGGCCGGTGCCGTTGCTGAAGTTACCTTGACCATTGTTATAGCCGTCACCTACAATTGCTAGTGCAGTAGTCCAGAAATATGTTGTATCACTTGGGCTGGCAATACCTGCAACAAGTCTGTTGTTACTATCAAAATAATAACCACTAGGTGCAGTAACTTTTATCATCGCACCTTTTGTAATATACTTTACATTTTTAGTAGAGTATGTGCCAACTGCGATAGGAACATCGGCTGATCCAGATATGTTGTAGAAATAACCAGTGATGCTATTAGCATTAACTGTACTAGTATTCCAATATACTGTACCGTCACCAGAAGCAACATTTATAGGATATCGTGTGTAATTTTGTAAGTAATATTGTTTTGCTCTATTGCTTGATAACGCAGATGCTAATGTATCCGTTAAAAACTGAATGATATCGCCGGTATTAGTAATAGTTAATAATAACCACCCATCTGCACTATTTTGATACATACCGCCATCATTAGCGAATGAACTGGTGCTAGAGTATTTTCCAGTAGGGTCAAGTAAGTCTAAGTTCTTAGACACGCCAATGGAACTGCGATTAATAGCCTTGCTTTTAATAATTGAGTTGTATAATGTATATGGGAAATTGTTGTAATCTTCGCCATTAACCATTCTGTTTTGTGTGTAATATCTTGCAGGAGCACGTAGTTTAATGTCAGCTAGTGTTTCTCTAGCCTGTGCTGTTGATATTGTTGATTGAAGTTCTAGTCCTATAGTAAGTGCCTCTGTTCGGCCTGCTCGACTAATATACTGAAACGTTACTTGAATACCTTGCATTTCAGAAGGATCAATAGTATATGTTAATGCATTACCTGCACGTACATATGATCTAAATGTTCCAACTGGTGCTTCAGAAAATACTCCATCACCAAAAGTGTAACTGACTTGGTCATTGAAACGTGAAACAACACTGAAGATTTTTTTGTTGCTTGTTTCTGTTTGGAGTTGTGCGTTGGCATATACACTTTCCACTTGATTCCAAAGTGTACTACCACCGTTGTCAGTGTTTAATTGATATAACCATGTGTCTGTATTATTGATACCTTGTATATCAATATCTACGATTTGGTTTGAAATTTGTTGTGCTAAGTTAAAATCATATGCTTGCAATCCACCTTGTTTAAAGTAGAAGAAGAATCCTGTATTTGGACTACCATACCCTAATTTGTCATTACGATAAACCATATTGAATCTGCCACTAGGTGCAGGTGGAATCTCATAAACATAATCTTCTCCCAAACTAGTGACAGAAACTAATTCAAAGTTCATGTTGATAGTATCAACTACTGAACTAAAAGGGGCGATGGGCAAGCTGTTAGGTGGAATGTTAATACTGTATTCATCAGTTTTAACTCCTAACAAATCAGCACTATTTCCAGGACGACCCACTCTTTGGCTATTAACCAACGTAGCGTTTACTACTGTGTTGAATTGCTCTAACCAATTGACATTTGCAGGATCATTCCAAAGAATAATTTGGTTACTTAAGTTGAAACCATTCATATCGGTTATATTTTCAGTAGTGCGGATGCTTGTTACTTTAATATAACCCTGACCAGCGTTATTACGTTTTGGATTATAGCTTACTAAGTTAGCTAGTTTGATAACACTGTCGCGGCGTTCAGCAGTATCAATAAAGTTTTCACGGGTATTTAAGTCATTTCGAAATGCTAAACCCTGTCCCATAAACGCCATAACGTCCATGAGGGCAATAAATTCTGAACTGTCAATGTAGTCATTGAACGTTTCAGGATAGTATGCACGTAGATAATCGATGAAACTCTTACGGAGGGTTTCATAATCAAAGCTACGAAAGTCGGCTTCACGAAATGTTTGATAGATTGCTTGCCAATCGTTAACGCCAAATAATGCTGATTGTCTTGAGCTGGTTGCCATAGTTGTTCTCTTTTAAGTATTTATCTTAAATGAAAACAACGGTTTTTTAGGTTGATAAAGACGCTTGATTTGTTAGGTTGTTGAAGAATACATTAATAATAGAAGCATCATTGAAGGGCTGGATAGCAACTTCTACTTCTAAAAGTATTCCGTTTTGTTGAACGAACGATTTGACAGAATTTAATATTAGTCTAGGATCTGAACTAGCAACACGTTGTATTTCAGTTTGAATCCTAAACTGAGTGTCAGCATCATTTGGCTCAAAAATATAACTCCAAATATCAGTTCCATAGCCGGGCTGACCCACTTTTTCACCCTTGTTTATGTTAAGTGCGTTGATAAAGTCTCTTAATACCAATGGACCGTCGACCATTCTGAACTTCTTACCCGGGATAATAGGATATACCATGCTACCTGTACCACCTGAACTACCAGGTGGGGCATTAGTAGTTCTGGGTCTATTAGCATTAATTGTTGAAAAACCTATATATGTTGGCATATCTTATCCTATATGATATTTATGCTTGTGAAGTTTGTGCTAAGACTGCAATTGCTTCTCTTATTTTTTGAATTTTTAAATCCTGAGCAATTACAAGATCAGTAGTAGTTTTTACAGTTGTCTGGGCTACTGCTATGCCAGGATCACCTGCAGGTAATGTAACTTTGATTTCATTATATGCCTGTATTGCATCACGTTGTGTCTTAACCAATGCAAATCTTTCATCAACAAGTATGTCTATTTCTTTTTGTTTTTCATCAATCTTACTTAAAGTTTCTGCACTTGTATTTAGGGCAATAGTACCTGCAGTTGTACCCACAGTTGCAGGATTTCCGCTATAGTTTGGTATAGGAATCTTTACGCTACCAAACACTGCACCAATTTGTGCTGTAACTGCTGTTCTATCTACTGTATTTGTACTAATTACTGGTAATTTAATTGGTAATGCACCGCCTGAATTTAATGAACTAATAGCTGAATTTAGTTGTGCCGCGGCACCAGCGGGCAATCCGGCAGAGGCCAATGCTTGTAATGAAGCACCGGGATTCTTAAGTGATGTTAGTAATCCAGAGGCTAAATTACCTAATGCAGCACCTGATCCCAATGCCGCCGTAACCTGTCCTAAAGCCGCTGTTATTCCAGCAGTACCTGGTATTGTATTCAGTGCACCTTTTGCATTATTTATAACAGAAGCTACTGCCTTTTGTGCTCCCGGTAAGTTACCTAAACCAGTAGACACCGATGCAGGTAATAGTGAATTTGCACCATTTGTTAATCCTGCTTGTACTGCATTTGCGGCTGACGTTATGGCTGCTCCTGCGCTATTTATTAAATTATTAACACTAGAGGCTGCACCATTTATAGCAGAAGATGCTGCTCCCGATGCGATAGAGGCTGCATTTGCTCCTGAGACGTTAAATGCATTGGCCGCTTGTGTAGCACTTGCTTGTAATTCTGTACCAGCATTCTGTGCCGCAGCCGTAGCTTTGTCAGCAATTTGTTTAAGATTTTGTGGTACACCTGCTGTCAAGTTGGGGAATGAATTTTTAATTGCCGCAAACGCTGATCCTGCAATACCTTTAGCAGAATTCAATAAACTCTCTGCACCACCTGTTAAACTTTTTGCCAATCCGTTCAACGATCCTGCAATAGAACTTAATCCTCCAGTAACAGTACTTGCTAAGTTGCCTGCAAAGTTACCTGCTCCCAATTGACTAGCTGCATCGCCTAGTAGTTTGTTTGCGGCGCCACCTAAGTTAGCAATTGGTCCTGTAATTGACTGACCCAATGTGCCGGCTGCTGCCTTAATTGCATTGACTGCGGCTGTAGGGCCTGCTAATGCGGCTGCTGTAACAGCGCCTGCAAGTTGTCCTGCACTTTCTTTACCAGTAAATAATCCTGCTTGTGTTAATTGTGTTTGTGCTTGTTGAAAGTTAGCAACCAGCGCGGCTACTTGAGCAGTTGGATTATTCAAATAGTTTGTTAAGTTTTCAGCTCCGGGTTTGCCAGCAAACAAATTAGAAGTTAGTGCTTGTTGTACTGTTTTACCACCTTGAACTAAGTTAGAGACAAGTGCTCCTGCACCTGCTTTAAGTACACCAGCCGCTTCAAGTTGTTGAGGTGATTGAGCCATTTTACCAATTGCGGCTATATTCTGCACAGCACCATTAATTGTTGATGTTACTACCCCTGCACCATTCTTAATTGCGGCTGCAACATTAGGAACAGATTGTGCAATTGTTGCAACTTGTCCTACCATAGCAGTTGTTGCATTCTTGTCTAGTGCTCCGCTTATTGCTCCTGTTACAGGAACAGTTGAGGCTACACTAGCACTGACCGGGGCTGTTGGAGTAGTTGTTGTATTGTTTGCCGCTTGCACTGCAGGAGACGGATTGCTTGGGAAGTTAGCCTCTGCATCATTGTTAATTTTAACATCAACGCCTTGATTTGCGGCCGACCATGGTGCATGAGAGGGTGCTCTACTAGTAATACTTAATAATGCCGCCGGCGCTGCCGCCCAACCCTTTTGTGAATCATATAATGTATCAGTATGAGCATTTGTTGGTATTGGTTTAACATCTTCTGGTATCGTTGATGCTTCGCCTGTGTTCAAGTTTATTTTCTTACCATTGATGAATGTATTATTTGTGCTAGCAAAACTTGCTTCACCCGATGATTTTAAACTCATTACTCCGGTTGATTTCAATGTTGTTTTACCATTTACCGATGTAGCGTAGTCAGTTCCAACTTTTATATTGGTTTTCTTATCGCTGTTAGTTGTAATGTTTTCAGCATAAATGTTTAAATCTTTCTTGGCATGCATGTTGATATTGTTATCAGCATGTAGATTCAAATCACCTTGTGTTCTGATGTTAACTGAGTTAGTAGCGTACATATCAATCGTACCTTCTTTACCCAACTCTATCCAACTTTGTCCGTTAGCATGAATGATGTGCAAACACTGGCCATCATCACTCATTAATATTTGATGTCCCAAACTAGTACGCAATCTAATTAATTGGTCACGCCCAATTAAGTCACCGTCATCCATTACAATAGAATGACCGGCTCTACGTGCCACTACTCTTAACCCTGTTTGTTGGCTGCCTTGATTTGCTGCATCTGCAATAGTCTCATCTGTAAATCCACCTTCATAGATAGGGCGACCAGGACTACTTACACCCCAACCAACACGACTTGGTGTTTCACGTTGTGCTGATGTGCCTATCGTACCTCGAATTGTGTCTCTGATTAAACCTTGTTGATTTAATACACCAGCAAGATAACTATGTACTGGCTTTGGCTGATTAAAGAATGTAGGTGACTCATTAATTGCCTGATTGTTTTTATTAATGTTAGCTACCGGTAGTTTTGTTGCACCACCGTAACTGCTACCTTCATTTGCATTAACAACTACTGTCTCAGCAGAACCCATAGCAGGCACTGTATATAATGCCTCTGGCTCAGGTACACACCCAATCCAATAACCATACTCAGGATCACCATTAATGAATACGCAAATAACAGTTGTATCAATATCGGGCTGTGCAAACCACATACCATAAGCACTTTGATTCTGTAAGTATGTTCCGTATCCTTTTTTAGGTGCATCACCTTGAGTTAATCCATAGAAGGGAGTCATGTAGTTAACTGTTATCCACGAGTCGGCATCATTAGGATCTTGTCCACCCATCTCAGCAATATACACACGCAGTCGACCAGAACGAATAGGATCGATGTTATCTTTAACTACACCAAATACTGGTACCGAGCGTAGTACTGCACCGCCTGCATCTGGTTTTGATGCACTTGTTGCTCCTCTAGGTTTGAATACATTAGTTGCCATATTTTATTCTCTTGTTATACAACACCCGTACGGGTGTCGGTTGGAGTGATATTATTTGTATTAGATATTTCTCTACCCTCATTGTCAGATGAGTTTGCAAATCCAGAAGTAGTGCTACCAGCGTCTGCAACGGTGTCGTCATTGGCTACGGTTGGGTTATTAGGATTATTGGTAAAACTAGATCCAACTGTAGTAGTTCCAGTTAACGGAGATATGGGGTCAGCATCTGGTACTGTTTGTAAATTATTACCCGGTCTAGTTAATGTGTAACTTTTTAGACCAGTACCAGAAGACGAGTTATTAACATTTGTTCCCGGAGTAGGAGTGTCACCGGCTTGTGATAATCCTGTACGCTCAGTGTTAAGTGGTAGTAACGGTGAGTTAATAGTACCAGCGGCTGCAGTCTCTCTTGTACCAGTTGCGGCTGCCTCAGCGGCTTCAATTGCATCTGGCATCTCATTGATAGTCAATTGCAATGTCTGTGTAAATTTGCCACCTTTGAAAATACTCTCACATTCACGCACTTGATAGCTAACACCCTTTAAGGCATTGGGCCCTGACCTTACACTGTCTGGATAGTCCCAAAAGAATATACTGTCATTGATGAGTAATGTACCGTTGTTGTTATCATAATCAATACCTTCATTGAATGCAATTTCAATAAAAACTTGTCCACCATTTGGATTGATAGTAAAATTATCACTTTGATAAAATTGTTTGTATACTTCATTAACTCCGGCGGCAGTTTCACGCATTAGATAATCAGGATCACCTAAAATTTGAATTCTTGCTTGTGCATATGAGCCGGGGTCAAATAAGCTAGTCATATAAGTATTTTCTGCTTCTGCACCTGGAGTAATTCTACCTGTTCTATCTTGTGTCGTAGGTTTGTTACCTAACTGAGCAACTTTAGCATTTCCACCTGATGCGGCTGGATCTCCATTAGGATTAAATGTTATGTTAAAGAATGCATTATCAAGCTGTTGTTCATAGCTTAATATTTCACTGTTCTTTCCAGTGTACCAATAATCATATCGCTTGTGCGGACCATAATACTTTGCGGCTCTACCATATGGACTTGTTGCGGCAGGAGTATCGTATGGTTGAATTACATATGTTATTTTGTAAGCAAAATCATTTATCTTTGTGTCAAATCCAATTACTTCAATTTCCGGACTGACATTGTACCATCGTAATCTTGGAGGGTCTTTTTGTTCTTTTATATTAGGTGATCCAGTAGTAGCGTTAGGAGTTTCTTCACTAATAAACAATGTCTCCAATGCATTTGTCATGTATGTACTTTGTTTGATTATCTTTTCAATTGCTTGTAATACACTCATACCTTGAGTAATGCTAATTTTTATTTTTTGTTTATCATATGCAACACTTTGTCCAGTTGCATCATTAACTTGTACTGAATTGCTTGCAGGACCGGGCGATGATCTTTTCTTATCCATGTCTGCTTCACTTTTTAATTGTGCGTCTTTAATATTATCTGACCCCAAGCCAACAAATCGAACCGCATATTCATCTGGATATTCTCTTTTTTTTGCATCTTCAGATTTTTTCATATTATTGTTCATTGTTTGAAATAAACTAGTTACCCCCTGCCCTGAACCATTTAATGCTCCACCGACTGTATCTGATACTACTTCAATGTTTGCATCAACTGTACCTCTAGCAACATGTAATCCCACTTCAGATGCAATATTTTTAGCCGTAACTGAGTAAACAGTTGAGCCTCCTGTCAATTTAAATGTAACCTTTTCAAATAGTATGTCATAGAATCTTTCATAAACACCACTAGCATCAGGTGAGGTATTAAATGTATCATCACTAAAATACTTACTGGCATTTACTAGTTCTCCGTTTACATCATATCCTTGAAATCTTATACCTAACACAAAGAATTGTTTACTTGCATTTGTAGCTTTTTCAATGTTTGGTATCTTACTAGTTTTTAGTAATGCCTCACGTGCTCGTTTTAATTTAGTAGTAAATGAAAACCCAATTGGCTCAATAATATTAAAAGTAATTTTTGTAATATTGCTTGATGTAGCTGTTTGCTTTGTCGATACTACATTTGTAATTCTTAAATCGTCAATGTAATAATCTAAATTCATTCCAGGTGGACGCTGATTTAATGTGTTGTTAACTCCACCACTTTGAAGAATTAAGTATGCGCCACCACTACCAGAGTTAGCACCGGATTTAGCAAAAGCATTGATATCTTTTCTTCCATTTGCAACAAATGCTGTATGTGCGTCAGGCGTTATCATATACAAACTAAGTTGATATGTGTAACTACTGAAGTTACCTAAAGGATTTTTTAGTCTGGTACCAGGCTTTGGGTCTTTTCCTACATTCCTTTGTACTGGGGTAGTCGTTGTAGTATTTGATGTTCCCGCAACAGTTGTTACCGGGGTATTTGGGATAGATACTTCTCCGCTTCCGGTAACAGTTGGCAAATTTTGTTGACTAGCAATTTTTGCCGCATGTACAGGATCATAACTATATTCACCGTCGCCAGGTGTTCCACCTAAATCATTTGGGTTAGTTATATTCTCGGTACCAGGAGGAAGTGGCTCAGTAGGAGGCGGAGGTACTTGCTGTTGATATTGTGCAGTTAAACTAGCACTCTGCTCATCAATGGTGCTAATTAATCCGTCAAAAAAAGCTTTGTCAGTAGCATAAGAACTATTACTAGGAATTTGGCTGACTACTTCTTGAGGTGTTCCATTATATAATAGTTTACCGGATCCTCCGTATACATAAGATACTTGTTTTCCAGTATTAGTATCTAATTCAACGGTTGACGTCCATGGGCTATATCCGGGATTGGGGATTGATCGTGTACTAGATATGGTTGCCATCTTATAATCCTAATACTGAAATTAAAGTAGCGTTTTCTGGAAGATAGATTGATGTACCAGTAGTAAAGTCAAAGAACGGGTCTTGTAATGTGTTTGGATTTCTACTAGCAAACACCCACCATAGTTTAGGATTAGCATACTGGTCATACGCTAACAAATCAGGGCGCAGATTATATTGTGATGTGATAGTCCAGTATCTATCACTAGCTAACTTAGGGATAGGTCTATCTACCATCACATCTAAAAATTTGTTATTAACTACACCCGTTGTATAGTACGGGCTTGTTGCTGGATATAAACTATTGAGTGCCATTACCAAATACCTCCGCCATTGCGTTTACTACCTTGCAACAATACACCAGTTGCATAATCTCTGAGACTGAAGTTATTACTAATGTCATTGCGAGTGACAATTGGTATACATGTTATTACTATTTGCATTTTTGTAGGTACATATGTTGCGTTACTGTTAATTGTTGCTTGTGCTCGTTGAAAGTTAGGAGTTTTGGGTCCCAATCCAGATGCCTGAATTCTTGCCTCCGATGCACTATCTGTGTTATTTACTGGTGTTTGACCAGCAGTAGAACTTCCGGGTTCAGTTGTTACACTACCTGCACGAATGTAATCTACTTCATTTGGCAAGCTGTATGTAAAGTTTGTTACTGCTAATGGATGATTATCAAATTGAAATGTTCCCATTCCACTCATATAAACTAATGGTGGAGGAGTACCGTTTCTTGGATTTTGATCCTGACCATAAAACATTTTTGTCACAGATTTGAAGAAATGAATTACAGCTAATAAGTAGTTGGCTTCATTTGTGTCTTGTGCAGTAAAGTCACCAGTAATGGTTACCGTATCAACATTACTACTCTTATAATTATAAATCTTATAATTGCTATGCACTAATTCAGATGCATCATAACTGGCTGCATACGCTACACTTATAGTAGGAGTATATGGAAATATAACACCATTTGTTGCTGCCAATGGCCCTAGTATGCCTTCATTGCCCTTGTTTTTATACAAATACTTTGCGCTTGGTGCTAGACTCAACCGAACACGCCAATCTTTTGCTTTTTCAAAACTTTCTGCATCTTTTTTTACAGCATCTCCGCGAGTTTCGTTTAATGCACCTGAGGCACCGCCGGCTGACGGGTCAAATACACTTTCTTGTACCTCTTGTCTAGGATCAAATACATTTTCAGTAACCTCTTGTCTAGGATCAAATACATTTTCAGTTACAGAGCTAGGTGATGTTACTGTTTGTCCTTCTGTACCTATGTTTGTGTTAGGATCAGTATTTGGATCTATAGTTGGTTGAGTTATCGGAGGTGTTATATCTTGTCCGATTTCACCTGCAATGTTTGTGTTAGGATCAGTATTTGGATCAACTGCTATCGGCGGGAATGGATTTTGAACTTCTGTCCCCGGAGTTGTCTCAGGAGCTAAATTAGGATCTGCATTTGGATTTTGATCAGGTTGAACTTCTTGTGGTGGATTTATGGGTTCTGAGTAGCCTTCCGGAGGGGTGATTTGATTTGTCCCGGGAGGCACTGCCCCTGCAGCCTCAAGATTAGCAATTGCTATTTCCGCTGTTCTTATTGCGTCTTCACCTTGTTGAACAAGGGCACGATATTTGTCTGCATTAGCCGTTTGAATTGATCGTTGTGCCTGTAATTCTTCAAATTTTACTTGAAGTTCGGCTGCATTTGCGGCGCCGGCTGCTTGCGCTTCCTGTGCGGCTCGACGGGCATCTCTTACTGTTCCGAATGATAATGGACCGTTAGTTAATTCTTCGGCTGCGGCCAGTGCCGCTCGATTTCTTTCCAGAGCCGCTTTAATGCCTATGAGGTTATCCCTCATAGTTCGCAATGCATTGGCCCTGTCCAATGGTGTTAACTGAGTTTTTACAAAGTCAGGGTTAGTCAGATCGGTAGGTGTCCACGTTGCCATAATATGTTGTTATCCTTACTTATATTTAGCTAAATAAAAAAGAGCTATTTTTACCCTTTCCATCACAAAATCGTTGCTATTCTGCAACAATAATGTTATACTTACATCAACATAATAACGGAGAACTATGTCCCTACCCTCACGCAAACCTGTCAATTACCTAAATAATAAAGACATTTTAAAAGAAATACATGAGAGCAAGAACTCATATTGCTACTTTGCATATCCAAGTTATCACAGATATGACTTCATTGTAGACATGCCCCAATCAAGTATTCAAGATAGTTTAGAGTATGCTTTTAAACCTGAATCTATTCAACAAGCAAAAGAAACACGTGCTTTGCGATTGAGTTTAGAGCAGGGTTCTAAAGATGCAGTTAGCATAGATTCAATTGAGGTAAAAGATTTAGTATTTCGTGTAATGAATTGGGATCATGTTCCAGTTGCGCCAAAACAGCCCCGCAAAACAGTTAAAAAGAAAACAGCAAAAGATATCTTTGAATTTGAAGAGGTCGATCCAGATGCGATTTTTGCTGACTTAGAAGATACTACAACAAAAGCTGAAGTTGACGACATGGTGCATGTCAAAGTTAACTTCCCCCCATTCCAACATTACAAAATTGACAGTAACAATACATTCTATTGCGTAGGCAAGAGTCATTGGAAAGGTGATTTAGAGACAGGTGAATTCAGTAAAGAGCACGGTCAAGTCACTAATAAGCTAGCCCGCATGTACATTATGATGTGCGAAAAATACGCAATGAAATATAATTGGCGTGGGTACACATACAATGATGAAATGCGTAACAGTGCTATATTACAATTAACATATGTTGGCTTACGATTCAATGAAGCTAAAAGTGCAAATCCATTCGCATATTACACAGCCGCTATAACAAATAGTTTCTGTCGTGTACTGAATACGGAAAAGAGAAATCAAAATATTCGTGATGATATTTTAGAAATGAATGGATTAAATCCAAGTTGGAGTCGTCAAGGTTCTGGTGGAACAGTGTCAACGGTGTACGAAGAATAATTAAATATATTTCTAGTGGGCAAATTACTTCTTTACTTTCATCATCAAATGAGTTAAGATAACATCTATGGCAAATTTATTCAAAAAAGCGGCGGTAATGACAGACCTTCATATTGGTCTAAAATCAAACAGCATAGTTCACAATGAAGATTGCTTGAATTTTGTAAAATGGTTCATTGAAAAAGCAAAGAAAGAAGGTTGTGAGACTGCAATTATATGCGGAGATTGGCACAATCATCGAGCTAGTATCAACATACACAGTCTTCACTATTCAATGCAGTGTTTAGAACTACTGAATTCTAATTTTTCTCAAGTATTCTTTTTGACAGGAAATCATGATTTATACTATAGAGACAGGCGGGACGTTCAAAGTGTGGCTTGGGCTGGATATCTACCAAATGTACATTTAATCAATGACATCTTCAGTGAGGGTGATGTAACCATTTGTCCATGGTTAGTCGGAGATGAGATTAAACAAGTTAAAAAAATAAAATCTAAATATACTTTTGGACATTTTGAGCTTGCCAATTTTTACATGAACGCACAAGTGTTGATGCCTGAACATGAAGGCGGGGTAACAGAGGATGATTTAAGTAATATTGGACAAGTATTCAGTGGTCACTTTCATAAACGACAAGCACGTAAGAACATCTGGTATATTGGTAATGCTTTCCCACATAACTACGCTGACGCAGGTGATGACGCACGTGGTATGATGATATTAGAATGGGGCAATGAACCAGAGTTTTATACTTGGCCAAGACAGCCGGTGTTCCGTGTTCATAAACTATCAGACATTTTAGAAAACCCTGAGGGCTTGCTATTGATTGACAGCCATATTCGGGTTCAATTAGATATTGAAATCTCATATGAAGAGGCAAACTTCTTGCGTGAGACATGGATCCCTGAACATAAACTACGTGAAATGGCATTAATACCTATGAAAGGTGCAGTTTTGGAACAGGGACAAACAGCAGATGGTTTAAAATTTGAAAGTGTAGACCAAATCATCATTGACCAAATTAACAACATTGAATCAAATAACTTTGATAAGAAGATTCTTTTGGACATTTACAATAACCTATGATAACCCTTCAGACCATAACCCTGCGTAATTTTTTAAGCATTGGTGCAGTAACACAAGCAGTTGACTTTGACAAGAAAGACTTAACACTTATTTTAGGTGAAAACTTAGACTTAGGTGGTGATGGTGCTAGAAACGGTACGGGTAAGACTACCTTGATTCAAGGCTTATCCTATGCATTGTTCGGTACACCCATTAATAACATTCGTAAAGATAATTTAGTTAATCGTACAAATGGTAAGGGTATGATCGTCACATTGACGTTCAATGTCAACGGCACCAATTATAAGATTGAACGCGGTCGTAAGCCAAATGTTTTAAAGTTCTATGTAAATGATATTCAGGAGAAAGCGACTGAGGATCAACAAGGTGAGAACAAAGAAACACAAGCGGCAATCGAAAAGGTTATTAACATGTCTCCTGACATGTTCCGTCACATCGTTGTATTGAATACATACAGTGAACCATTCTTGGCGTTAAAAAATAACGAACAAAAGGATATCATTGAACAACTAATGGGTATCACATTGTTGAGTGAGAAGGCTGAAATCATTAAAGAAATGATTCGCAGTAGTAAGGATGATATTCAGAGTGAAGAATTCAGAGTTAAAGCCATTGAAGAAGCTAACAAGCGTGTTAAAGAACAGATTGATGCATTGAAGCGTAGACAAACATTGTGGTTGAAGAAGCACGATGATGATTTGACTAGCTTGGCACTTCAGTATGATGAGTTGAGTAAAATTGATATTGTCAACGAACTACAAGCACACAAAGACTTGAATGTTTGGACAAAACAAAAAGAAGCACAGGATACATACAATGCACTAGTTGCACGTTCTACTGCTTGGCAACAGAAACACGATAGTGATGTGTCAGTTGCACATAAGGCATACTCACTTAAAAATGAGTACGACATTGAAGCTGAACTTAAATTGTGGAATGATTTAAAAGAATGGCTACATGATGATAGTGAACAAAAATCTATTGCAACAATAATTGATACCCTAACCAAAAGTATTACAAAAGAAAAAAAATTAATTGATAAATTGGTTCGGGAAGTCAAAGAACTTGAGGATCACAAGTGTTATGCTTGTGGTCAAGACTTCCATGATGATAAGCATTTAGAGGTCACATTAGAAAAGACTACACTACTTGAGAACGCTAAGGCTGAGTTGATTGAACTTGAAAGTAAATTGTCAATCAATCAGTCATTGATTACTGAATTAGGCACTAAGCCTACTCCAAAATACAAAACAGAAGCAGAAGCTATTCGTCACAGCGGCGATGTATCTAATTTGAAGAAAGTTTGGGAAGATAAAAAACAAGAAACCAATCCATTTAATGAACAACTAAATGAATTGACTCCTATAGTGTTGGGTTTACAACCAGTTACCCATTATGATACAGAAGCAGAGGCAATCAAACATTCAAGTGAAGTTGCTAATATTCTTAATCAGATTGATAACAAGTCACAAGAAACTGATCCATATGCAGAACAAGTAACTGAAATGGAAACACAAGCACTACAAGCAATTGATTTTGAAGTTATCAATAAATTAACACGCACAATGGAACATCAAAAGTTCCTGTTGGATTTGTTGACTAGCAAAGATAGTTTTGTTCGTAAGAAGATTATTGACCAAAACTTAAGTTACTTGAACGCACGATTGACTCATTACTTAGACAAGATTGGTCTACCGCATCAAGTTATCTTTAAGAATGACTTACAAGTTGAGATTACAGAATTAGGTCGTGAAATGGATTTCTATAATTTATCTAGGGGAGAAATGAATAGAGTCATACTAGCATTGTCATGGGCTTTCCGTGATGTTTGGGAATCATTATATTCACCCATTAATGTGTTATTCATAGATGAACTATTAGATAACGGCACTGATAGCGTAGGTGTAGAAAATTCTCTAGGTATACTCAAAGATATGTGTCGTAGACGACAAAAATCTATTTGGTTAGTCAGTCACAAAGAAGAATTAATCAATAGAGTTCCAAATGTGCTCAGGGTTGTTAAAGAAAGTGGATTTACTACATATGACAGTGCAGTAAATATCGAAAAATGATAAATATTAGTGTAGTTCGCGGGCGTCCACTCCCCAACTACTCTAATGCTATTCATTTACAAGGAGCACCAGCATGACTATTTATAACGAAACGATACCGTACATTTACAAGTGGATTCACTTACCTACAGGTAAGTGGTATATTGGTTCTAAAATTCGCAACGGATGGAATCCATCAAGACATGAAGAATATATCTGTTCCAGTAAAGAAGTTAAACCATTAGTCACAGAGAATCGTAACGAGTGGGCATATGAAATACTTCACATCGGCGATGCTGAATCAATCGCACGATTAGAAACATATATTTTATCTGAGCTTGATGCAAAAAACAATCCGATGAGTTTTAACCAGCACAACGGTGATGGGCTGTATAGTCGTGCAGGAGTAAAGGAAAATGCTACAACACGGAAAAGAAAAAGCGATGCCAGAATTGGAGAGAAAAATCCAATGTACGGTAAGACCGGGGCATTATCACCGCACTTTGGTAAAAAGCATGACGAGGACAGAAAGGCTAACCAAAGTTCTAGCATGAAGAAATACGCTATTAATAGGCCTGAGACACATAACAAAAATATCAGCAAATCACTAGCAGGAAATTCTAAATTATCTGAGAGAATGAGGGGTGAAAAGAATCCAATGTATGGGGTTCCCGCATCAGATTATAATAAAGCTATGACAACCTTGAAAAATTCAGGTAGTAACAATCCGATGAAGAAGCCAGAACATCAGAAACAATGCATCCATTGCGGTAAGGTTGTTGCTAAAAATCATCATACTATGTTTCACGGTGACAAGTGTAAATTTATCAATACAACAGGGAGTAGATAAGTAATAACATGTCTTCAAAAAGTAAAACAAAAGGTAGTTCATATGAAAGAGAAGTTGCAAAATTTCTCAGTGATACATACAAGGAGCCCTTTGTTCGTGTTCCGAACTCAGGAGCTTATATTGGCGGTACCAATTCACATCGAAAAAACTTTTTAGACGGGAATCAAGCTAAATCTTTTAAGGGTGATATAACTCCACCTGACTCTTGGTCAAATTTTAACGCTGAGTGTAAAAATTATGCTGACTTCCCGTTTCATCTAGTACTTACAGGGGAATGTAAGCAACTAGATACTTGGCTAGAACAATTACTAGCAGTAGAAGACATAAATGACCTTAACATTTTATTCATTAAAATTACCCGTAAGGGTCGCTATGTTGCTGTACAAAGCAAATTTACATGGATTTCTGACAATTTTATATATTACACTAGCAAAAAACACGGTGATTGGACAATTTTTGAATTCGATTCATTCTTTGCGCTGAACACAGAACTACTGAAAACATATTCAATATCAACAGACACAACGTCAAAACCAAATAATATCCTCACAATCAATACCTAATATATAGTAAAAATTTGTTGTCTGAGTTTGTCAGACCTCCTTGAAGATGCTTGAAAGATAGCTGATGGATCTGGAGTAAGCATAGTTAGCAATAACTATGGGAATACCGAGAAGGCAATCGACAAAAGCGAACCTTCAACAAGTCTGTGTCTACTTTGTCTTGATGATACAGAATGTGCGTTACCGAAGCGTCAATTGAAAGATAATTGACAGACTTCACTACAGCCTATAAACTTTACAGGGTAACCGGTAGCATATGATAGCAGAAATAGCTAATTATATGAGGATAGACAACTAACGGATGACGGTCGTGCAAAACAACCATTCACCAAGGGTAGTGCAAATTGCACTACCATGGCTTCAAATCGGCAATGATATCCGTATAAGATTAAAGTAAAAAGAATTGATAACCGTAAAAATTAAGAACGAACGAAGTGAGTTCTTAGATGAACGAAGTTCATCTTTACAAGAGATACCCGATGTGATAAATGAACAGTTACGGATTAGTTAGAAGAAAGCCATTCCTGACTTCTTAGTAGTTTCTAAGTTTTCTTCTACTAATTCCAGTACGCACTTACGTTCAAAATCAGACATATTCATTATGTCATCATAGGTCGCACCACCCCGCATATACCAAGATAATTTGATAGCGGATCGTTTGATATCTTCAGACTCTTTATCTAAATTATCAATCAGCTTCTGTACCCCGCCGGGATCTAATGTAAGAAGCCTTATGCGAAAAAATCTGTAGGGTTAAGTATTAGACTTTGGTCGTACTCATGTTGGCAGTGAATGCACTTCATTTTCAATGGTTTGATTTCACTAGATTCACGCATCTTAATAGCATAATTGCGTAGTGACTCAAATGTTTGTTTTTCGCAGTTCTTTAGGAAGTCAATGATAAATGCCTTTTCAGATACAACTGCACTAGGAGTAGTAATACTCTCAATTGTTTCTGATACCAATGAAACACTTAAGTCATTCAACTTCTGCATAGTCTCAGTTGATTTTTGTTTTCTTACATTTTCATCTTCAATGTTATCTAAACCCATTACAACAGTTTGTATCTCAAATTGTACTTGATTGATTTTATTGATTTGTTTATATGCTAATGGTTTAAACTTAAATGACAAGTCTTGTAGAATCAGTGGCTCATCATACTTACCTTTTTGCAATGTACCTAACAGATTACCTAAGTTGATACCATAACTTGCTTCTTCTTCACATGCTGGACATTTGCTAGTAATATCCATATTGTTTCCATTCGTTGCAGTTCTGATAGCAACTAATATAGGATCTACATCAATTAGTGGAATTTCCCACGGGTCTTTGATAGATGGAATACAGCTTTTAATAATCTCAACTACTGCACTTCCGTTAAACAATGCGTCCGGAGTCTTTGTGGTAATCTCATCAACTGCTGTCATCGGGTAAACAGGGACTTCCCCGTTAACCGGCATATCCAATGTTCCTTGCGGATAATATTTGCCCCCGCTAGGAAGTTTTAAATAAATTGCAGGTCTACGAAAATATTGCTTTAGTGGGTTATTGTCCATATATGTTTCTCCAAAATGTGTGTACTTTATTAATTCATAAATACATTAGAAGATATTTAGTGGTAAAAAATAGGGTAAAAATATATTATGTCAATGGATCCTGAAACAGTTAGCGAGATAGATAATGGTCTTACAGATTTAAACATCGCTGTTCGCCAGACCGACCAAACTTTCTTAGATGTTCTGGGCCCAATGGCTGCTCAAATTAAAGAGAAGTTAGCAAAAGAAAACAATCAAGCGGCAGCGGACCAAGATAAGGTAACTAATAGCTTAGAAAATTCCTACAATAAAGCTAAACAAATAGCAGATAAACAGCAATCATTATATCAGCAACAGATTAAACGCCGTGGATATGAGATTGACCAAAGTGGTAAAGAGGTCAAAACAACACAAGAATTATCTATAAGTCAAAAAACATTATTAGCTAATTTAGATAAAACAATTGCTAAAGAACAAGCAGTATTACAATCAACTAATGACCCGGTAAAAGCATTTAGAGAATTTGGAGCCACAGTAAATAGCGCCGAGGGCATTTGGGACAAGTTACAAGATAAGATGTTTAAGATGACCGGCCAAAGCGTTGGCTGGGCCGCAGCCTTGCAAGGCGGTATTGGTGCATTAACAGGTATTGTAAACGCAACCAGCGCAATGTCAGACGCTATTTATAAGGGAGAGCGTGGTGCTAGTGTTGGTGCTAAAGGTGCTAAACAATTTAATGAGGCGGTAAGTACGGCTGTAACAGGAATAGGCGCCGCACTAATTGCGATGCCTGGTTCTTTCTTAATAAAAGCATTTGGCGCCGCACTAGTTGTTGTATCAACATTATTAGAAAAATCGACTAAACTCATTGAGATGGGCGCAGCCTTCAATGACAAGTTATATAAATCTTATAATACATTAAGTGAAAAGGGTTTATCTACTGCAAAAGGAATGACTGGGTTAAAAGAGTCACTTCACAGAGTAGGATTAACCGGTTCAGAGATAGACAAGTTCAATAAATTATTAGGAGATAATTCTAAAAACCTAGCTAGATTTGGTGGAACTGCTGCCACTGGAATGGCTAAGTATGAAAAAATAGCTAATGCAATAGCTACCCCTAGTAGCAAAATCAATAAAGAATTCTTGATAATGGGTATCAATAGTGATGCCCAGCGTGAACACATAATGAAATACATGACTGAGGAAGATCGTTTAGGTCTTACTAAAGGTCTGTCAGATGAACAACAAATTGCTGGTGCAAAAAAATATATTGATAACTTAGACAAGTTGTCAATGATAACCGGAACAAATAGAAAAGAATTAGAAGAAGCCAGAGCAACTGTAATGGCTAATGAAAATTTACGAGCGGCTATTTTTGAGGCTGAACAAGATAAAAGTGAAGCAGGTAAAGCTAGACTAGCTGAACTAAAACGATATTATGAAGCAGCCGCAATGTTGCAAGCCACAGGTGATACCAAAGCTGCAACTGGTCTAGCAGAATACGCCGCAGGTCGAGGCATAACAAGCAAAGCAAGTGCGGTTGCAAGTATTCAATTTGGTGGTAAAGGTGGGTTAATTGAAGGTATCAAAAAAGGTGCTTCAAGTGCTGAATTAACAACACGTGCCGCAGCCGGATATGAGCGTCAAGCATCTATGATGGCTGACACCGGTAGATTTGGCGGTGATACTTCTGGACTAATGACTGGTGGCTTTAGACAAGCACAACAGTTTAGAACAAAGTCTGAGGAGCTTAAAAAGGCAGCCAAAGAAAAAGGTTACGGTGATGATGTAACTGCTTATATAGAGGCTGAGCAAAAAGCTAAGAAAGAGACAAAAGATAAAACAACAGTTAAAAATGCTCAAGTAGCACAGCTTCAGCAAGAAACAGCAACGATAATAGACAATACTGCGTTTTCAATGATGAAAACCGCAGATGTAATAATAGGTCCTGCTACTAAATTGCTTGGTGAATCAACAGACCTGTTTGCAGATGCTGTTAAAAAGATGGCTAAAGAAAAGGGAATAAAAGTACCTGCATCAAAGGAAGAACAAACTGCCGCATTAAAAACAGAAATTGTAAAACTAAAAGATTCTATTAGAATAAAAAATCAAAGTATTGCTAATCTTGATCCAAAAATTGAAGCTAACAAAGCATACATCGCTAGGATGAAATCTGAATTAGAAACTGTTAATAATGATTTAGCTAATGCAGAAAAGAAAATGTCTGCTATTACTACAGATAAAAAAGAAGCAGAACCCGCAAAAGTGCCACCTGGTGCAACAATACCTACTCCCCCCGGACCACCGGCAAAAGGTCCAACAAGTACACCTGCTAGTGAACCATCAAGTACAGCATCTGCGGATAATGTATTAAAGTTTACTAGTCAAACGGGAAGTAAAGGAAATTTTGATGCACTAAATGCCGGACTCAAAACTAGAGTGATTGCGGCAGCACAAGAATTTAATTCAATGACAGGTGGTAAGATAGTAATTAATAGTGCCAAACGTGATCCAGAAGATCAGCAAAGACTTTGGGATGAAACTGTTAAAGCAGGAAGACCGGGTATAGGTCCTACTGGTAAAACCGTTGGTAAACCGGGAACAAGTAAACATGAACGTGGTTTAGCGGTTGATATACAAAATTATGAAGATCCAGTCGCAGTTGCCGCAATGAATAAACAGGGATTGTTTCAAACAGTTATGCCAAGAGATCCAGTACACTTTACAGCGGCAAAAACAGGTGGTATGTTCTCTGGTCCAACAGAAGGTTACTTTGTTCAATTACATGGTAAAGAATTTGTAGGTAACGAAGACCAACTTGATGCTATTAAGAAATTGCTTGATAAAGTAGAAGAAATTGGATTGTTATCTGATAGTTCAGATGTAGAGAGTGCAGATTCTGATGATGCTTCTAGTCTAATTATAGAGAAATTTACTGTTATGTTAGAGTCTAAGGCTGATGAATTATTGGATAAGATTAAATTTGGCAACAGAGTTGACACAGATTTATTAAATTATTCACAGGGATAACGCTAAATATACAATAGGCCCTATTCATTATGACATACACAAAACGATTTACCAGAGTTAACGCATCCGGAACTATGAGTCCACTAGGTGGCGGCAGTACCGGATCGTGGAACAGCAATGCTGGACAAGGTAATACCCCTAATGGTTATACCAACGATGATTTTGGTTACAAGAACTATCGTAGCAGACTTCCAGAAGTTTATACAGGTCACCCAAATCGTATTGAGCGTTATAATCAATATGAAATGATGGACGTTGATGCCGAAATTAACGCATGTTTAGACATTATCGCTGAGTTCAGTACACAGAAAAACGAACATAATAAGACTCCCTTCAACTTAAATTTCAAAGATGAACCAACTCCCCATGAGATTGAGTTATTAAAAACTCAATTACAACAGTGGTGTAAGTTAAATGAATTTGAAACACGGATCTTTAAAATCTTTAGAAACTGTTTAAAGTATGGAGATCAGGTGTTTGTGCGTGACCCAGAAAACTTTAAGTTATATTGGGTTGACATGATTAAAGTTATCAAAGTTATTGTTAACGAAAGTGAAGGTAAGAAGCCTGAACAATATGTTATTAAAGATGTAAATATTAATTTAGAGAACTTAGTTGTAGCACAAAAAACAAACACAGACTTTGCCGCTAATCCAGCAACTGGTATGGGCGGCACAGGTGGCGGATCAGGTGCAGGAGGTGGATATACTGTACCAAGCGCAAACAATACAACAGGGTCACGTTTCACATTGGGCTTTAATGAAGCCGCTATTGATTCTAAGCATGTAGTGCATATGAGTTTAACTGAAGGTTTGGATCGCTTCTGGCCCTTTGGTCAATCAATACTAGAGAACATCTTTAAAGTTTATAAACAAAAAGAATTACTAGAAGACGCGGTATTAATCTATCGTGTACAACGAGCACCGGAACGCAGAGTGTTTAAGATTGATGTTGGTAACATGCCAAGTCACATGGCTATGGCATTCGTTGAACGTATTAAGAATGAGATTCATCAAAGACGTATCCCAAGTATGTATGGTGGACAAGCTATTGTTGATGCTACATACAATCCATTGAGTATGAACGAAGATTACTTCTTCCCAGTTACTGCTGACGGGCGTGGTTCAAGTGTTGACTTACTACCCGGTGGACAGAATTTGGGTGAGATTGACGACTTGAAATACTTCAACAATCGTTTAGCCCGTGGCTTGCGTGTTCCAAGTTCATACTTACCTACAGGCCCTGATGATAATACAACACCATTAAGTGATGGCCGTGTTGGTACAGCTATGATTCAAGAGTTTCGTTTCAATCAATATTGTGAACGATTACAGAACTATATCTGTCGTAAACTTGATGAAGAATTTAAACTATTCTTGCGTTGGAGAGGGTTGAATATTGACTCTGGACTATTTGAATTAGAGTTTAATCCACCACAGAACTTTGCGGCCTATCGTCAAACTGAACTAGATACAGCACGTGTTGCTACATTCACTTCAGTTGAACAATATCCATATATGTCAAAACGCTTTATGCTAGAACGCTTCTTAGGTCTTAGTGAAGAAGAAATCAATAAGAACGAGCGTATGTGGCGTGAAGAAAACGACAAAGAGATTAAAGTTGATCCAGAAGGGAAAGACCTACGTAGTATTGGTATCAGTTCAGGAGATATTGAAACTGATTTACAGACTGGTGAAGAAGCAGTTGATGGTGAAGATATGCAGATGAACCCAGAAATAGATGCAGCCGGTCAAGTACCTCAACCAACTGAAGCTGGTGTAGGAACACCTGCCCCGGCTGGTAATGGAATGTAATTAGATAAATATATTATAGGAAATACCAAATGAAACTTTTCGAAATGTTTGACCGCGCCCCAGAAGGATATCAAGACCTGAGTGATGATAACTCTAGTCCTAAATGGCGTGAATCCCGCAAAACAAAACTTACATTAAAGCAGATTCGTAAATTACGCAAGATGCAGGACGTTAGAAATTACGAAAAAGTTAATTACTTAAAAAAAGTTCATCAACAGTATGGACCCAAAGCAGAAGGTGCAACTCCAACAATTTAATAGTTTAAATTCCTATTATCCAGCCTTTAATTGAAGTTAATTTTCTTCTAACTAATTGGCTTATATTACCTTGAGATGATTCTAGGTTGTATTTTTTAATAAACTTAGACATTGATAATCTCTCAGTTTTTCCTGATTCAAGATGCTTCCAACTATGAATTTCTCCGTTTTTTCTTTTGGGAATAGATTTCTTTTTAGGAATTTGACCCGGTTTTAAAAAATGATGTGTTCCGTTTTGGACTCTATCTGAAGCATGAGATGTACCATCTTCCCTTCGCATAAGATTATGTGTGCCGTTCTCAATTCTTTTTAAATTTTGTAATCTATTTAATTCAGATATCTGATTATAAGGTAACTTCATTTTTTGTGCTAGTAAAAAACAAGCACCAAAATCTTGTTGAGAATAATGAATATCATAGTGTTCCTTAAGTGATACTGCTATAATATTATTTGGATTATTATTGGTGTGATTACCGTCAATGTGATGGATTTCATAACTTCTGCCATTGTCTTCTTTTGGTATAGAACCATAATGATGTTCATATATCTTACGATATTTGTTTGTTCCGCAATAAATACACATGCTGATTGCTCCTTTGTAGCATTAGAGTAGTTGGGGATTGCCGTCTCGTGAACTACATTTTCTACTTAGTCTCCTTAAAAACGCAAAAAATACAGCGTTATTAGACATTTTTTGTTAATTGTGTATAAGTACAATACACAAAGCCATTTACATTCAGGAGACAAACAATGGATAACAAAAAATTTGAAACGCTTATTGATTTGATTATCAATGAGAACGAAGAACAAGCACGTGCATTATTTCACGATATCGTAGTTGAGAAAAGCCGCGAAATTTATGAATCAATGATGGACGAAGAAATGCAAGAAGGCATGGGCGGTCAAGTAGGTGATCTACTTGACGAGATCGATGTTGAAGAACAAGGTATGTCTGAAGCTGAAGATGACGATCTAGAATTTGATTCAGAGGAAGATGAAATTGTTGACATCGACGCCGGTGACGATGATGAGTACAGTGACGACATGGGCGGCGAAGAAGGTCTAGAAGACCGTGTTGTTGATTTGGAAGACAAGCTTGACCAATTAATGGCCGAGTTTGAAGATATCATGGGCGGAGACGACATGGGCGGAGACGACATGGGCGATGACATGGGCGGAGACGACATGGGTGATGACATGGGCGGAGACGACATGGGTGATGAAGACCCTATGATGGAAGCTATCACACTAAAGAAAGTTTCTGTAACTCACGGTGACAACGGTGTTCAAACAAAGAGCACAAACTTAAACAATAGCGGTCAAGCTGGAATGGACAGCAAGCCAGTTAAATTCTCTGGTGCTAGTGAATCAGTTCCAACAGGACCAAAGGGCCCTAGTAATGCATATGCAAAAGGGGAATCATCTGTTAAAGGTGCAGGATCATTTAAGAATAGTCCAGCACAAAACAATGCAGACTTAGAAAAAGCACCTGCTCCGTCAAAGGGTGATAATGGTGTAAATTCTAGAAGCCCAGTAGCAGAGTCACGTAAGGCTCCTGCTAAAAGACGTATTTAAGGAATTTGAGAGCAATGGCTTTGTATCTTAAAGAGCACCTCTCATTCGACCGCGCAGGTATGGTGGTTGAGAGTGAAGGTGAAGGCAGTAAAAAATCTCTTTATATGAAGGGGATTTTTATCCAGGGCGGGGTAAAGAACGCAAATGAGCGTGTTTACCCCGTTTCTGAAATTGAAACTGCCGTACAAACTCTAAACGAGCAAATTGCAGAAGGTCATTCAGTATTAGGTGAAGTCGATCATCCAGATGATTTAAAGATTAATTTAGACCGTGTATCACATATGATTACATCTATGTGGATGGACGGAGCTAATGGCTTCGGTAAATTAAAGATTTTACCGACTCCAATGGGGCAATTAGTTGCTACTATGTTGGATTCGGGTGTGAAACTAGGCGTATCTAGTCGTGGTAGCGGAAACGTGAATGACTATGACGGCAAAGTGAGTGACTTTGAAATAGTCACTGTGGATATTGTTGCTCAACCAAGCGCACCAAATGCGTATCCTAAAGCAATTTATGAAGGCATGATGAATATGAAGCATGGTCATACGTTGTTGGATATTGCAAAAGACGCACAGGGTAACAAAAAAGTAGAGAAGTTTTTGAAAGAGGAAGTAATGCGCCTTATCAAAGACCTCAAAATCAAATAAAGGGGAAACAGCATGTTTGATGCTATCAAGCCATTACTTGAAAGTGGACTTATTAATGATGAAGTCGGTGCTCAGTTAAATGAAGCATGGGAATCAAAGTTGAACGAAGCTCGCCAACAAGTTCGTGCAGAATTACATGAAGAATTTGCACAACGTTATGAACATGACAGAATCGTGATGGTTGAAGCCCTTGACAAGATGGTTACAGACAGTTTATCAGAAGAAATTGAAGAATTTCGTTCTGAGAAGGCTGCAATGAACGAAGACCGAGTTAGAGCACAACAAAAACTACATGAGTCAGCAACAAAATTCAATAACTTTATGGTTACTAAACTAGCCGAAGAAATTAAAGAATTGCGTAGCGACCGTATAGTTGCTAAAGAAAGTCAGCAAAAGCTAGAGCAATTTATTGTTCACGCTTTAGCACGTGAAATCAAAGAATTCTCACAAGACAAACAAGCAGTTGTTGAATCTAAGGTTAAGTTGGTTGCAGAAGGTCGTAAACAATTAGAAGCATTGAAGGCACGTTTCGTGACCGAATCTGCTAAGAAATTGTCTGCCGCTGTAGCTGGACAGTTGAAGGGTGAAATGAGCCAATTGAAAGAAGATATTAAAGTTGCTAAAGAAAATAACTTTGGTCGCCGTATCTTTGAAAGTTTCGCAAGTGAATTCAGTGTTACTCACCTAAGTGAGAAACAAGAAACACGTAAGCTAATGTCAGCATTAGCTAATAAAGAAGCACAGTTAGCCGAGTCACAAAAAGAAATCGACAGTACTAAGAAATTAGTAGAGTCAAAAGAACGTGAAGTACGCATTATCAAAGAATCTAATCAACGTGAAAAATTGATGGGTGATTTGCTTGGATCTCTAAATGAGGAAAAAGCAACGACAATGCAAAGCTTACTAGAAGGTGTGCAAACAGGTAAACTGCAAGCTACTTTCGACAAGTATCTACCAGCAGTTTTGAATACTGGCGCTGATAAGAAGGTTCTAAAAGCCTCATTAACAGAAGCACGTATTTCAGAAGTAACTGGTGATAAATCTGCCAAACAAGAAGTTGAAGTCTATGATAACAATAATGTTATTGACCTCAAGCGTTTAGCAGGGCTATAAAAAAAGACATAGATTAGGAGAAATATAAATGTCAAAAGTTCTATTAGAAAGCCGTTGGGACGAGACCAAGGAAGCTCTGTTAGAAGGCTTAAAGGGCACTCGCCGCTCAACTATGGGTGTTATCTTAGAAAATACTAAGAAACAACTACTTGCTGAATCTACAGCAGGAACAACAACATCTGGTAACATCGCTACATTAAACCGTGTGATTCTTCCAGTTATCCGTCGTGTTATGCCAACTGTTATCGCTAACGAGTTGGTTGGTGTTCAACCAATGACTGGCCCAGTTGGTCAGATCCATACACTACGTGTACGTTATGCACAAAACTT